TCGTAGTGCCAATCCCTACGTTGCCTGTGTTGGATACATGCAGTCGCGTTGTAGTATTAACAACATCAACAATTTGGAAACTTCCGTCGCTTGCGTTATAACGATTATACCATTTGAGAGCATTATCTTCAGCGTAAGCGAGCGTTGTATTTGTACCGGCAGCAGAATTAAGGTGCAATAAAGTTTGTGGGCTACTGGTCCCCAGACCTAAGCGGCCACTGGAGTCCAGGCGCATGCGCTCGGCGCCACCTGCGCCAAACTGCATACTTTCAGAGCCAACTGCAGTGAGCACAAGCCTTCCGGCCGCCGATCCATGTGACTGGCCAAATGCAAGAATGCTTGCACCACTGCCTGCATCATCACCACCAGCAACACGAATATATCCAGTAGCGGAAGTATTAAAAACCTCGCCAGTTGAAACTTTGACATTCCCACTCGCATCAACAAACAACCGCCCAGTGCCACCTGTGCTAATGGCCACTTGATCTGCGCCGGGGGAGTAGATGCCTGTGTTGGGGTCAGAAACAAAACTAATCGATGGATTTGCTGCAGTACCCGCCGCAAATACACCCGATGTAATGGTATGAGTACCACCACTGATATTAGTGAAGTTACCGCTAGTAAAGTTTGCAGTGGTACCAGTAACAGTAACACCTGAAATTTGAGTACTAAAAACACCGGATACAAAATTAGCGGTTGTGCCAGATGTCGTTGTTCCTGTTAATGAGGTAAAACTACCGGTCGTATAAGTTGCTGTTGTTCCCTGAAGAGTAGTACCCGTTAACGAAACAAACGTTCCGCTGGTAAACTGCGCGGTTGTTCCAGTAACGGTAACACCTGAAATTGTTTGGCCTCGTACGGTATTACCAGAGATAGTTCCGGTTACTGTTACGTTTCCTGTAAAAGTAGGATTCTGAACTAACCCAGAAATTGTAACGCTCTTATCAACACCAGCATCGGTGAAAGTAATTGTATCAACTTTAATAGTGCCGTACGCCATTTTGTTGTCTCTTTTTGTTTATTTTAGCCGAGAAAATTACGGAAGAATAATTAGTGGGCCTTGGATTACAAACCCACTTGCGCTACCGGAAACAACGCCAGAACATACGATGGCTGGGGTTGCTCCAGAAGGTGTGGTTACTCTTAACGTCGATCCTGTAATTGACGTAAAAGTACCCGTTGTGCTGCTAACAGTTACTGCATTAACTGATGTGCCGGTAACCGTAGCGCTTGAAATACTGGTTGCAAAGTTAGCAGTGTTACCTGTAACAGTCGTACCAGAGAGATAAGTAAATATTCCACTAGGTGAAACAACATTACTTCCACTGATTGTTCCCGAAGAAACAATGCCCCCTGTGGAAAAAATGCCTGTACCTAATACCGATAAGTTACCGGAAACAACGGTGTTAACAAAAACAATGTTTGTAAAAACACCAGATACGGCCGAAATTAATCCGGCTTGCATAGTGTCGCCGGTAATAACAGCTCCACTTACAGTCTGGAATCTTCCTGACGTACTTAAAACAGTATTGCCAGTGATTGTGGCACCGGACACACTAGTGGTAAATGTACCGACTTGACCCGTTAAGTTTGTTGCAAGTACTGTGTTACCGGTAACGGTGGCACCTGAAACACTAGTAGTACCAATGACTGTAACGCCTGTGACATTTGTAAATTGACCTGCGTTACCAGTGACCGTTGCGCCAGAAACACTGGTAGTGCCAATGACGGTGGCGCCTGTGACCGTCGTAAATTGTCCGGCATTACCTGTTACTGTCGTACCCGACACTCTGCCAAAGTTACCGGTAACCGAAGTGACAGTCCCTGCGTTAACAACGGTACCTGTAACAGTTGCCCCTGATAAGTTTGTAAACGAACCAGAAACTCCCGTTATTGTTCCAAAGTTACCAGCATCTCCTGTAATTGTTTGACCGGAAATAACCTGGGTAAATACACCAGAAATTCCACTGACATTACCAAAAGCACCCGTATTGCCGGTTACTGTTGCTCCCGAAACACGTGTAGTGAATGTTCCGGAAACACCAGTAGCGTTAGATACTAAAAGTGTATTGCCCGTAATTGTGGCACCTGATACCTGATTAGTAAAAACCCCTGAAACACCAGAGACTGTTGAGAATTGTGCAGTAATTCCAGTGACTGTTGTTCCTGATAAGGTCCCAGTGACACGTACGCTGCTTGCAAATTGTGCAATACCCGTGACGGTTAGTCCACTTGCAACAGATAAGTTTCCGCTGACGTCAAGAATGGGTGTTCCTAAAACTTGGAACGTACCGGTGGTTGCGGCAACGGTTGTTCCTGTGAATGTAGTACCTGTTACGTTGGTAAACGTGCCGTTTGTAAAGAAAGCACTAACACCACTTGTTGTGGTACCAGTAAGACTTGTAAAGTTTCCCGTTGAGAAAGACGCAGTAGCTCCTGTCGCCAAAGTTGTGAAGGTACCTGTTACTGCATTGACTTGAGTACCTTGAATAAAGGTGCCTGTTACGGTGTTGCCACTGATCGTACCGCTGACAGTGGCATTGTTTTGAACAACAATTCCACTAAACGTACTAAGGCCAGACGCAGTTACCGTATTAAAACTGGAGTTGCCACTTACTGTTAAGTTGCCAGTGATAGTGACGTTACCGCTAATTAAAGCGCCACTGCCAGGGGCGTAATATAAATCGAGATAATCCCTGAATTGAGAAAAGGTAATTTTTTTGTTGCGCAGTGACGGGTCCACCTCAAAAACGTGGACCAGGGTCATGACATCCTGATCTACAATTTCGTTCGCTGCAATTGCAGGAAATTCGGTAATACGGCGGTTTGCCACCTATCTACTGCGCAATTCTTTCCTTTATTATAGTGCGGCTTATTTAGCGTACCCTAATCTCAAGACGTGGCAATAAATTAGTACCCAAGTACCAAAGCCCTTGAATTCCTGTTACAATTCCACAAGAAAGCAATAGTACCAACAACAGTTCTGCCACGGTTAAATTACGCCGCACATACACAACTTGCGGCGGCATTTCTACAGGTAGACGTTGAGGCACTGTTTGCTGGATGGCTAGCTCCAGGGCACGTGCTTTCATTTCAGCCAGCATCTCAGGAGTAATCTGCCCTTCCAGATTCTGTTGCATGGGAGGTTGGCTAGGTGGAATTTGCTCTTCCATGATCACAAAGTTGTTTACAAAAGACTAGCATTTAATTGATCGGAGTGCAGCATGCCGTACGGACTACGCAAAGGCTTGGAAGACATTGCCTACGAACTAAAAGGAATCAGGAATATCCTTGGTTCCATGTGGCATAGTCGGTACTCAAACGCTGAAACCGATATTGCCAATCCCGAAATGTTTGCAGATGAATACATTTCGACAGAAGAATGCGGCAAGCGTCTAGGTGTCTCCGATCAAACCATCCGCAACTGGATTGCAATCGGTAGAAAAAACCCTGATAAAGGCTGGGTAGAAGGCATTCATTATGTCAACGTTTCTCCCGACGTCCACAAAAAAGCAGTCTTGCGTATTCCATGGAATCGCCTCATTCAATCCTTTGCTAAAAACGAAAACATCAATCTTAAAAACCTGCGTGCGCAGTATCACTTATACCATGCAACCAAAGAGGTTCTTGAGTGATGGCACATCGTTTCAAGGGAATTGATATCGATGCCATTACTATCGATAACCATGAGGAGCTACTGCCCAAATCCCTGGCAGATCAAGTGGAAATGTTCTTGCCACCCTGGGGTTCCTTCGATGATGGTTGCTTGCGTCGCTACCTAGAAAACTTAAAAAACTATGAAGAAGAGGATGCCAACTCTGGTATGACCTTGGCCAATCGATTACGACTGGCATTCAAAGATCTGAACCCAGATACAATCTGCGGTAAATTTCCACAAGCGGAGTTGCCTCTTAAACGTCGGTTGCGATGTGTTGCCGAGTATTTGATCAGGTCCGGAGAATTTGATAAGGTGCGAGATGAGCAAGGAAAACTCTGCAAAAAACGCGGCGTGCTTGGCAAGTTGGTTGTCTTGTACCAGCCAACTCCAAAGCTGTTAGAATCTCTGCATCGTCAAGGGTTGTTAAAAAGTGGATCGCCGTGAGAAATTAATTGCGTCAGTCATTGGTCCTGAGCTAGACGAGACCAAGGCAAAAATGCTTGATACCACTGTCAAGCTCATCCTTGGGGACATGGGCGCACAGTACGTTAAGTTTTGGGACGCAGAAGGTCCTGGCGTCTTGGTATTCCAGCCTGACAATAAAGAACGTTCTATATTCTTTTGGACGTTAAAAGAAATTCACGCAGCAGAAGAAGATTGCGAACATAACAATAACGGTGATCTTGCCGAAACCTTACGACGCATCCTTGGGGCAGCACAAAAGATTGATCCAATGGAGAAGGCAGGGTATATCATCAATGATGACAAGGGTCTTCGCTATTTGGAAATAGCGTATAACGACATCGTTAACAATGACTGAGAAAGGTATTCGCGGCGTATCTGCCAGGGTTGAAGGTGCAGAACTTATCACCAACGCAGACTTGGTGCATGCTGCCAACGAACTTTTAGGCGGCATTGACTTGGATGTGGCTAGCTCCAAAGTTGCCAATGAGTACGTACAAGCGACTGAGTACTACACGCCTGTGGATGATGGGTTAAATAATCAACAATGGTACGGAAGCTGCTATTTGTTTCCACCAGCGGGATCATACTTCTGGGACCAAAAGAACCAACGGTGGAAGATGACACGCGCTTCGTCGCTGACGTTGACTTCTTCGCATGCCGTATGGTTCCGTCGAATGTACCATGCATGGCTGGCGGACGAGATTGAGCAAGGGCTTTACTTCAGTAACTGCCCTGACATGATTCGATACGAGCCAAAGATCTTTAAATTTCCTATGTGCGTTCTACGTACCGTCCCTTACCTGCTCCGTAATCTTGATGGGAATGTAGAGAAAAAACAAACGTGCACGTCTTTCTTGGTCTATCTGCCTCCCAAAGATCGCTCAGGAGATGCAGTAGAACACTTCTGTAAAATCTACGGCGAACGTGGCCATCTCCTTGTAGACTGAACAAGCTATTGAGGTCTTATGAGCGTCCTGGCCGATTGGGAAATCAAAGAGCGTGCCGAGAAAGAACAAATGATCGAACCCTTTGTTGATCGTCTGATCAGCAAAGAAGATGGTCGGCGTTTGTTAAGTTATGGACTTAGCTCTTACGGATATGACATTCGTTTGTCCCCTAGCCAGTGCCTAATCTTTGGTAAGATTCAAACCGGTGATTGCGATCCAAAGGCCTTTGACGAAAGTATTTTAAAGCCTGCGGAACTTCTGGAAGATGAACGCGGCAAATACTTTCTTCTTCCTCCGTATGGGTATTGTTTAGGCGTTGCACAAGAACGTTTGAAGTTGCCTCGTGATGTCACTGTTGTTGCAGTTGGTAAATCGACGTACGCACGCTCAGGAATTCTAGTTAACATCACGCCCGCTGAAAGTGGGTGGGAAGGTTACCTGACGCTTGAAATCAGTAATTGCACTGGTTTATTCAATCGTGTCTATGCAAACGAAGGTATCACTCAACTGCTTTTCTACCGTGGCAATCCTTGTGAAGTCAGCTACCAAGATCGGAAAGGTAAGTATCAAGACCAACCAAATACTGTAGTTTTTCCACAGGTTTAACTACGTCCAAACGATTGTTTGGGTTTGTCTGCATACGCGGTAGATCCTGCACGCCCACCACTGTCACCAGCCGTGGCACTGGTGGGTTCGTTAATCAGTTGGTTCTTTTGATATTTGCCAGCAGCACGTGCACTCTTCATGAAGCGGTCAACGCGTGCCACTGCTCCTTTTGACGCGGAACCAACGACACCTCGTTCTTGCGGTCGCACGTACCGCAAATCCACGTTGTAAGCTCTTCCAGGGTTCAGATCCGTTGGTACCCCAGCAGAAGTGCCGGAGTCCTTGGCTGCGTCGTAAGTCTCTGATCTAAACTTGCTCATACTATCATTATAGAAAGGATATATCGCTAAGAAAACAATGCGGCCCTCAATGTTTTTGCAAGAGTTTGCAGCAAATAATGATCAAGTAAAGTGCCGTTGTATTGGCTTCGAGGATTTTGGTGCACCCCTTGATACCGTAGCCAACGACGTACCTCTTCAAGATATGTATAACACGGGTTTAGTCGCTCCCATGGATGGTATGCAACGTAACCCATTGAATATTGAAGGCCAAGGTTTGTACGGTCAGCGTCCAGGCTTAACGGGTTACATTCCTTCCATGGAAGAAGGCATGAAATTATATGGTGCCACTCCTAAGCCCCCTAGTATTCAAGGTGATATTGAGGGTGAGCCAGATGAGACAGAACTTCTGCTTTCCGCCAAACGCAAAGGCTTGCTGCGTTAAATTTGCTAGGCTGTCTCAGTCGGCATTTTTACAATGGACATGTTCCCTCCTGTTGACGTAACCAATGGGTGCGTAGATGGCGTTTGTCCAGTACCCTGGGTTACTATTAAACCACTTGAAACAACGCCCACAATCAAAGAGGATGTCGTAAATCATCCTTCCCATTACACCGATGGGGGCATCGAATGCATCGAAGCCATTGAGGCGGCTTTAACCAACGAAGAATTCCGTGGTTACTGCAAGGGAAATAACATAAAGTATATTTGGCGTGAGCGCCACAAAGGCGAGACAGAATCACTGAAGAAAGCACAGTGGTACCTAGATCGTCTTATTCAATTGGACGAAAGTCAAAAGGGATGAGCGTAGTGTAAATCGTCGTCATCGTCCGACTCGTCCTGCATACAAGCCAGGGCGAGTTCACTAAGTTCCAACTCACTAGGCAGATCCCACTCGATATCAATCCCTTCAGAACACATGATTTCTTTAACGGCTGCCCATTCCATCATCCGTTGGAAATACAGGTTTAACAGTGCCGCCTGCAGTTCTTCCCAACACATCTCCTCTGTTTGCAGCTCAGCTTTACGCATGGCAAACTGAAGTTCTAAAGGTAATTCAAACTCTTTACGTGTGGATTCGTTCTCCATGGAAAGCCTGAGTACTGCATTTATTCTAGGACGCTAGTCACTTGAAAAGGCAGAGGCGTCGTCAAGCTTGAAACGGTTAGCAAATTCTGCAAGCGCATAGGGATTGATTGTCGCTTCCAAGGTTCGGATTGCTTCCGTCTCATGGGGCTTTGCACCATAGCTTCTGAACGCACGCAGCAGTACGTCTGTGGCAACCCAAGGTTTGGCTTCAACCTCGGCAAGGAATAGGTTGATCTCTTCTCTGCGTCGTTCCAGGAGGCCACCGATGACTTGGTGATCTGCATCAAAGACCCACCGTGCAATTTCTTCTGTTACGCCAACGTAGTCATCGACTTCAAGACAGTCAATAATGGAGCTGTACAGAAAACTTTCCCAACCAACCGAATGACAGAACGAAAGTAATGCTTGGTGCATGCACTCGTCCAAGCCTAGGTTCAACTTCAGAAGTTCGGTGTTTAGAACGGTGAGTTCATCGACAAGATACTCCAGGGCTTTGCGTTGTGTGCAGCACTGGGTTTTCTTTACAACACTGCCGTCAGGATAATACTGTGTACCAAATCCAATCGTGTATGGCTCTGCGCCTGTTTGAGGATCTGGATAAGCAAGTTCATTGAAACCTTCGTAACGACAAATTAAATCAATCGCTTGCTTGTAATTATCCATAGGGGTAACAAGTGTTACCCCCAAGTATACATAATTTTTACTTGCCTTGGCCGCGAGACAATTTACGTCCGTGGCTAGGACGTGAATGTTTGCCGTCGCCTTGACAAGTCTTCTTAGGCTTGGACTCAATCAGGATTGCGGTGGACTTGGGCTTTGCCATAGCGGTAAAAACTCAACGCGTTTATCTTAGCCGATCTTTACCATTTCGTTTTATGCGACCAGTACCTTGCTGACATCTTGTCAGGGTTGGAATCCTGGGCATTATGTCTGGCGTAATAAGATTTCTTACGTGCTTTATCCTTTGCTGTTGTTGGGTTTTTACCAGCGCCTTCTACGCCTTGTTGACCAAACCTAATGATTTTTTCCTCGCCTCCTTCACATGCTTTGACAACGTGTGACTTAGTTGCATGACCAGGAGTTTTTCTTGGCTTGTTGCATTCCATGGAATCCTTGTGGATCTTGGCGGCACTAGCTGCTTTTTTGTGCTTACTCATGATTAGTACTTAGGTGTCAGGCCTTTAAAGGCACTGGTAAAACTGCCAAGAAAACCTTGGCCTGACTTTGATTTTGCAGTTACTGTATCTTCGGTATCATCGTCGTCATACAAACTGAAATAAGACTTATCTTCTGAAGAAGAGCTTGTTTTCTTTTTAGTTTCTTTAGGTGCTTTCTCATCGGCAGACAACGTTTCAATTGCTCCAAGAGCTTCGAATGGATCGCTGTTACTTAATTTACTAAACACACTACCTTCTTTAAACCCTTTACCAGCTTGTGTTAAAAGTTCCATGTCTTCTCGGTTTACATCCGGCATAAATTCTTTGTAAAAATCATCCTCTGTTCCAGAAAACCCCGCGTTTTTGAACACGTTATAGAGTTCAGTTTCATTTGGGTTAGTACGCGCCGCAGTGTCTTCAAGACGTTCAATATAGTCTACGCCAAGTTTTTCTTGTGTTACTTTTTCTTTCTTCTCGTTTAGATATTTAATTGCCTCACGTATCTTTGTTGCTTCTCCCGTTTGGAATGCTTCCTGAATATACTCCTTGACTTCTTCAATTCCCATTTCTTTGCCAGAAAGACCCATGGACTCAAGTACCTTTTCCCATTCGGCCTTGTTTTTTGTTGGGTCAATTCCCTCTAGCATTTTGTCCGCATACTCTTTAGGCGTAACAAAGTTTAAAAATGACGCGCTACCTAAATTTACTTTTTCATTTGCAATAGCCGGAAGAATGCTGTCGTCAATAAATGACTGTGCCGCATCTAATGATAACTTATCACGCGCTGGGTCAAAACCTTGGTGCATTCCATATACTTGGTAATGTAGCTTTGCAAATTGTGATTTATCATTCACGTTATAACCATATAAGTATGCTAACTGGTTCCAGGTGGCTGGAGGATTGCTCCCTGGCACGACCTGTTCACCATTCTTTTTTGCTGTTTCCCAATCTTCATTTACTTTTGCTGCTTGTGCAGTATGCTTTTCAATACTTACATCTCCTCCTGAAGGATTAAAATAAAATTCAGAATCAAAACCAGAATCTCCAGATGATTTAACGGTGTTTAACCATTGTTGAGCACGAAGATCTGCCAGGTTTTTCAAAGAACTTAATGCGCTTTGTGTTTGAAAAATGTTTTCTTCTCCTTGTGTTACATCCATGTAGCTCATAAACTCTGACATGGAACGAGATGCGTTAAACCGTGGGGTTAAATAGCGTTTAACATAGTCGTCTGCAAATTCCTTGTCTGCTACATATTGTTTAGAAGCATCTTGCCAGTCCGAAAAAGTAGCGCCTTCTTCGTATCGTTTTGTCAAGGTTTCATCAAACCATTTTTGCCAGTTGTAAATTGTATTTGACCTGGAAGGAATTCCAGTAACAGCAGAGAATTGTTTCTCTAAACTCTCTTCTGCTTTTTCTTGGTTTTGTCCTCCTAAAGAAAGAATACCGCCTACGCCTGTGTCTCCCAAGAGCGAATTAGAGAGCTCTTGGTTCATGTTAAAGATTTCACTAAAACCTGGCAAACCACTATAAAAATCAAACTGTTGCTCCTTGGCACGTTGCTTCTTGTATTCTTTTAACGTCTCATTAAATGTATCAACGGTTAAAGATCTAAATTTGTCTGCTGCTTCTTGTTCTTTTGGCCCAAGTACTTTACTCAATTTACCTTCGAGTATCGTATCTCCTCGTGACATTTTGACTTGGGACCGAATATCTTCTGGCAGTTGTGTAATAGAAGGAATTGCTAAATAGCCACTTGCACGATCTGCAGCATCTGCTGGAGACAACGAAGAAATCCATTGCCTCAAAACCTCAGGATCCTGTGCAGCTTCCCATTCTTTTAAATTACTGTAAGAGCCAAGGCCCATGACCTGATCGCGATACAGTTGATACTGCGCATCAGTCATTGGGGTTTCTTTGTATCCTTCAGCTTGTTCAGCTTTGGTAACTGCATTACCCCGTTCAGTTTTACCGTTTACAACTGCATAGTTGTACTGTAAAAAAGTATCTTGGTCATACCTCCCAACTAATGAAACATCTTCGTATAGCTGTCCGCCAATGTTAATATTGCCATTAAGCGCTTCATTCCATTTATTAAACGCTTCTTGTCCTTGACCAGTTGTCATGTAATACGCGGGATCAAACGCACCCATTGGCGGTTGATATGCTTTATTACTTGTGGGGTCCCATTTGGAAACTTTTCCGTAATAGGCATTAACAAGATTTTGCGTTACGCCAGTGTTGCTTAAGATACTTGCTTCCGTTCCGCCCAGGTTGTTTAAAGCAGTTGCAATTGATTTGAAATCAGTTCCGTCGCTCTTGTTGTATCTATTGGCAAAATCAGTAAACGTTTTTCTTGCGGCTTCTCCCACGGCATTAGTGTTTACAGCGATGCTTCCATCGGGATTAATTTTAAATTGAGCGCCCCCTGGTAGAATCCGATATTCTTTATTTCCGCCACGTTTTTCCCAATGGTCGTAGCCAAAACCTTCTTGGGCGGTTTCATTGGTAATGGGTTTTCCACTGCCGTCTTGATATACGGGTAGTGTTGTATATCCGCCACGTCCTCCTGAGCCTGGTGCATCTGGCAAACCATTTGTGTTTATAACTTTTGGCGTTAAACGTCCTTCGTTTTTACCACTGTTTTGATAATGGTTGTACCCCCAATCCCATTTTGAAATTCCAGTTCTTCTATTCTCTGCTTGCCAGGCTTGGCTTAGATCTGACGCTGCATCAACATACTGAGACCAATGAATATTGCTTCTGTCATTCAACCAACTATTGTAATTCTGTGCAATATCAGAATACGAAGAAACGTACTTATCAAAAACGCCCATTAGCACTCACCAAAAATAAAAACAGATTGCTGTTGGATCCAGGCTTCAATCCTAGCAAGAGATGAAGAAGAAAAAAAAGATTGTCTCTCGTACCACTTCTTCATATCCTCTGATCCTTTGTTTGCGTTACAACGTCTGCAACAAGGAATCAAATTATGTCGATTAGAAGAACCCGACTTAAACCTTGGAATAATGTGATCAAGGCTTGACGCCGAGTCACCACAGTATCCGCATTTGTGATCCCAGGCTTCATATATACTTTGTCTAAAACGTTTTTTGGCAAGCTTTGGAGTTAGTTCAACTAGCAGGGCGAGGGGCTCGTGCTCGTTGCAAAACATGCTGTCAATGGCCGTTAACTTATTCTAAGCTCACCTCATGGTTGCGAACGATTGCCATACTGATCAATCATTGTGAAATTTTGTACTTCAATCCGATCTGTTGCAAAGTTAAATAAACGCTGCAACATCGGATACACAGATAACGATTGGCAGTTGTAAGGAGGTACATCCATTCTTGACAGTGACTCCCTGGCAAGCTTATCCTTTTTAATTGCGTCTATTTCACTATCTGTCTTTGCCACTAGTTGTCTTTCCCATTCAGCCATGCTTTCTATGTCTGTTGGAAAATCAGATGGCTCAGGAGGAAATACGCGATCTGCAAACTTAAGCGAATAGATATGTTTGCAATAACGCAGCTCGTCTAAAACAGGTGACCATCTGTCTTCAAGAGTTACTAGCGTAATCTGTGGAATGGAACTGCTATCAAGTGTCTCCGTAACAGACGTATAGTCAGCAAAGGTTGGCATGCCTTCTGCAGAAGAGCCTTGAGTACCGAGGTTATCGGTGCTGCGTGTATAAGTACCGCCAAAGTCTGCATAAAGTCCTGGGCTGTCCCTCGTCGCATCACGACTGATAACACGATCTGTTGTGACTTGATTCGTCAAATCAAACGAAGGAGGTGCTGTAATTTCTAATGTGAGATTGATGGAAGGATCTACTTGTGCGGGAGTTTTCAAGATACCATCACGTTTGGTAAGTTCAAAACGACCTGGTTTAACCGTGGCAATATTAGTGCGTGGAAATAACTTCCTTGGATTCTCCGAGGATACATAGAAGTAGTCTCGCCGTGTAAAGTCTTGGCATGTGCAACTGTATCGCGCACCAGAGTTTAGATAGCGTCCTGGAGTAAATCCAATAGGTGAAGGAGTTACAAAGTTTTCATCTGGTGTTGCTTGTACGGAACCCGACTTTCGGAACTTAAGAATACCAGTGGTTTCGTTGATGTCTAGTAACACTGCGGATACATAGCCGTACCGTGTTTGCGTATTGGGATTGATCGTATCAACTTCAATTAACTCACCACCGGAAGCAACAATACGATCCTCAAACACTTCCGAGATTAAAGGCTTTTGTCCACCAGGGAAAAAGAATGGTGGTGGCAGTGGGTTTGATGAGCTCCAGGTGCCTGTCAATTTTACGTACCAATAGTTCTTGTCTTCTGTTACTGATTCAACAGATAAGTTACTGGTGCTTACGGGGTCGGTGTATAAGTCAGTTCTGATGGCTCCTGCATAGCGCCACAAGCACCAATGCATACCAAGCTCTCGACTCTTCGTTGGGAAGCCAATAAACGCTCCCTGGATAACAATGGGAGGACTAGGAGCAAATACAACGTCTGGAATATTGTATTCAAACTCGTATGTAAAGTATTGTCCGTTTGAATAGATTTCGTAACCCCTACGCCAACGTGCCCATGCTGACTCCCTATCAATCGTCCAAATTGAACCAGGGAGTGATCCTTTGGAAAACTCCCCTTGAATTGGTTTTACTTCCTTGGGATTAATCTGATCTTTTACCTTGCCAAAGTCACCAAAAGAATTTGTTCTTTGTCCGCCGAAAGAGTTGCCTCTCTTTGACATGATTAGAAGAAACCGCCTTCAGCGTAGACGTGTGCACCTGGGATGTATCCAGATGCGTTAGGACCGTCAGGAAACACGCCTACGTACAAACGGTCGCCACGTTCCAGGTAAATACCACGGTTGCGTAACGGAGCACCAGCAGAGAGCCCTGAGGCGTTACCAGCGGCTGGGTTGGGTGCCGCAAGTTGAGGCATCACATCCGAACAATCAACTTGTTGTGTGTTGGCAGGAACACGCTTGGCAAGTACAACTTTGTAGTCGCCACTCGCTGGGATAGGCTGCGTGGTACCACGGGTCTGATAGACGACAAATGTTACTTCTGGCTGGTACGGACCAACGGTACCGCCGTAAGAAAAACCACTTGCGTCAGGCGTCGCAACACCAGAGTACCGAATGGTTCCCATGGTACCGGTAATTGCCGTCGCACCTGTATAGGTGTAGTACCCAAGTCCACTCTCTGCTGCTGGAGTGTTAAGTCCAGTGGCCGTAATAAAAACAGTCTGGCCACTTACCAGTCGGATGCGTGTGCCAGTGGTTGTGGAATCAAGGGTGTAGTCAGGATTGCGATAGTAGTCATTACGAACAATAGTGATGGAGTCGACAACACCACCACTATTATTGTCTTCTTGAAGTGCAGCATCCATATCGACAAGGATCGAAGGAGCTTGTCCGCCTTGCACAAAGAGTGTGTTAGCGGATGCGCTACCAACGGTCTGAGTCGTGACTCGTACCGAATCAAAAAGAGGCCTGTCAACTAACAGGGGCTGCTTATTTGTATTTGTCGAAGCCAAGGGTCTACAGCACTAATATCCACCATTATACCTGAGTTTCAATAACCAGGTGTAGATAATGGATTGGTTATAACACCTAGATTCTTGCTCATGCTACCTAAGAATTCTGCAAATCGTTGACCTGCATTTTTAGGTTGTGGTGCACTTTGCATAGCTTGCTGCATCAACTTGATACCCATTGCTTCTTCAAGCGTAGGTCCATACACAGGTGCAGAGCCCGCTACTTGTGGTGCTGGCGCTGCGACAGAAGGTTGTCCGCCAACGTCAAGAGGATCTCCTAACACACGTTGTGCGTTAGCGTATAGATCGCCTCCTTTTCTAAAACGTGGCAATGCCCCACGGACAGATGTACCGAAAGAATCCTTTGCTTCTAGAGAAACATTTGGATTGCCGCCAAGGACCGTGGCATATGCACGATCAATACCCATGCCTGGTTTAAAACCTCTGTCTTCAAAATACTTCAAAACAGCAGGCATTTGACCAGCCCTTGTTTGAGGACCAGTAATTCCGTATAGTTTTTGTTCGTTTTGTCCAAACTGAATTAAACCTTTGTGCCGTCCTCCTGCGCCCCCTACAATGTTAGGATCCATATTCATCCCTGATTCCAGGGATAAAAATGCGCCAAACTCATATGGATCTAAGCCAAGGCGCTTAGCTCCTTCAAAGATTGCTTGCCTTTCGTTTGTAGGAAGAATTCCAACTCGTGGTGTGGCCATGGCAATTAGGTCCTTATTCTCCTACCCAATTTGAATCTGCTTTGAGTCCAGGAATAAAAACAGTCTGTACAGCGGCAACAAGACTGATCTTCGTGGCTAAACGCTTAACAAAATTAGGACAGAGAATCATTGGTTTAAAAGCAACAACACTGGCCCCCATAGATCAAAGATCTGTGTCCAGTAGGTTGGGCTTACATGCTGAGCAATGCCAAAAATCAACGTTTGGTGTATTGGTTTAAAAGCTCTTGGAACTCTTCTGGACTCATGTTTTTAAAACGAGGATCAGCAAAGTTCACAGGCGGTGCACCTTCTCCACCAATAAAGCTAGGAGATGCGGGATTCAACATAGCATCTGCCATTGGTACGGCGGGTGTAGGACCTTGAGTAGCCTGGTTCCAAGTGAACTCAGCTCGATTTTCCAGGGATGGAAGTTCTTGGATACCAATACCGCGTTGAATTGCATCGTAGCCAACAGCGCCTGGTTTTACTTTGGAAGCAAGGCCACCAGGGGCGCCATACTTTGCTGCCCAAATTGCCATGCCTTGGTCACGTACCTTAGCACGTTCATCAGCAATTGCTTGCTTCTGCATGTCAGGGTTAGCTTTCACCATCGCCTCAACCCTGGCACGCTCCCGTTCGTACTCACGGTTTTGTGCAGCGTACGGATCAATAGGTGCGAAAGAACCTGCACCGGAAAAGCCACCCCCTCCACCTTGTGCTGCTCCTGGAGAACGTGGTGCAGTGTCTTGAATAAAACGACCTTGCGTTCCAGGGGTGTTAAGAGAGTTTAAAGTAGCACTACTTCCAGTTCCATTCAATAATTGCCAACCGTAATCATCGCCACCCCAATAGACAGGTTTACCGTTTAATACTGCTTGAGTACCAATAGGACGCTGTTGTTGTCCTGGTGGAGATTTAGTCGCCCTTGGAGCACCTCCACCTGAGCCAATTACATTTTCAATGCTATTTCCAAGTGCCCCAAGACGTGTGATGATGTTATCTTGTGGGTTGATAACTTGTTGAGTTTGCTCAATAATATCAGGAATAGCAAATAACGGGCTTATAAATTTGCCAGCTCCCCTAAGCCCTACGGTTGGTTTTATAGGAATTGCTGCTCGAGCATTTAAACGTTGGCGAGCAATACTACCGGCATCTTGGCCTTTAGGATTTGCCTGATTAAGAAAATCAAACCAAGCCATAATTACCTCCAGACCTCATGTAAATAAATGCGTGAACCAACAGCAGTGTCGGCAGGACCAGGTAATGCCTGGATAAATTCAGCACCAGAACGTTCGTAACGATAACGAGCCTGGAACGGATCTTTGTAGTTTGGAACGTAAAGAATCTGCGCAAGTCGATTGGTTTCGTAGAGATAAATCTCGTCCCAAACCTTCAAAGATTCCCTGGCATTGCTGGAGCGAATCGTACGATCCACATCACCAACGATGTTCTCAATGCGAGTAGAAGGCGAAGTAGCAACTTCGGTTTTCTTCTCGGCAGTATCGCAACGACCAAGTTGAATAATAACTTTGTCGTAGAAGTATGAATCCGGGATGGTGTTCATAGCTTCTTCCAGACGAGCGTAATCGCCCGCTGGTACGGTGACCGTGAAGTAGCCGAGGTGGTATCGGACTCTACTTTTATCGAAGTCGCTGAGATGCACAGCTTAGTTCCGTATGTTTTTTATTATAAGCTCATTGGATTTTGTAGAACTCCAAGGCCTCCCATTGCTTGCATCATTTGCTCCATCGTTGCACGATGATCCGTGCGTTGCGGGGGATTAAGTAATTGTTGCATCATTGTTGTTTGCAGTTGATCTTGCATATAACGTTTCAAAAAATCTTGTCGTGTTTCTGCAGTATTTGCATCAGCAGTAGCACCTGGACTAACAGCTTGACCAGTGGGAACTAAGACTTCTGTTTCTGCTTCAGGGCGATCAACATTGCCATGGCCAACGCGGAATACAACCTTACCACTAGGATCTAAAGCCTCAGAAAAATATCCATATCCTCCACCACTACCGCGACGAATCTTGCCGCCTGCAATGCCAGGTATGTAAATAGATGCGTCTTCTACAGCACCTTTATCAAACCTGCTTTTACCTTTAAAAGGTACATAGAAATCAAAAGAATCAAATCCAGGACTTTGACTATGAGCGTGCGCCGCTGCTGCTCTTTCTAGTAAATCAATTTTATCTGATAGATCTGCTGCTGTATTCCACCTCCTTCCAGCCACTGCGTTGTTTGAGAATTCTATTTCGCGCCCATGAGAACCGTATTGGTTTGCCAATGCATCCATTGCTTTGACTTTCTCAATAGCAGGGAGCGACTTTAACGCTTTCCAATCAATGTGATAGGGAGAGCTGCCACCAATTTTATTACTAGGTCCTGTATATCCACTGCGATTAACAGAGTATGCCATGTTGTTTTATTTCTTATTTTACGAGCAAAAAACCCCCGGTTTCCCAGGGGCTAGATAGGAGATAAGTATCAAACTCTGATCAAGTCTGCTGCTAAAACCGCGTCCCAATCAACCCGTTTAATTTGCTTTAACTGTTCAAGATTGTTAAACCTTTCACCCGATAAGGACATCTGAAGATCTTTAATTTCTCGAGCTGTTTTCAATCCGATACCCTTAATATGATCAGCGATCATCTGTGGGGTAGCGCCATTGATGTTAAGGCGTGTGTCCGGGGGGAAAGTGCGTGGTTCTTCCTGCGATGCTTTATCTTTCACGCGAAGAGTTTTTACTTTCTTCGTGGCTTCTTCGTCAGGTGTGAGTTCAGTTTTGTAAGCGGTGTAAAGGCGACCGTCCTGGTCTTTGACCATGAACCAATCGCCTTGATCCCATTCGCTTACAATCTCAACACGTGCACCTGTCTTTTTATGCTGATAAAGCATATCTGCAGTTGGTGTAGACATAAGACCAGTTGTTCACTGGTCTTAGTTTAACCTAATCAGCTAACAACGCGACCAGTGAGGTACATGTCGATATCTTCGTAACCAGGGGCGACATCAGGTTGGATGTAGCACACTTCCACAACCAGGTAACCAGCGCGGCTGGCGGCACTGTCAGCAGCAGAAATGTAGAAACCACCAGAAGTCGTGGTGCTATTAGCGGTTTCCTTAGCGAACACTTTGAAAGTGGTCGAGCTATTCAGCGAGTAGTAAGCGTTACCAGGAAGAGGACCAAGTACGCCAGAGCTCAGAATGAAAGGATTGGTGCCGTAACCAGCAGTACCACCAGCAAAGTAAATCTCGCCAGCTTGGGTACCAGATACGGTAGAGGTGAGGTTGGCTTGTGCCACACCTTCACCAACGCCAGAAGCAGCAGTGGGGCTACCACCATTGCTACGACCAAAGGAGATCACGTTGCCAGTTGCGGCATACACACCAGAAGCAACGGTACCATCCCAACCAGAAGCAACGGAAATCGCAGTGCGATACACGTAAGCAGGAAGGGTGGAGTTACCAGAGATCACCATGCCGGTGATGTTGGGACGAGTGTCGTCTTGGCGGTAAGGCGAAGGAACGATCACATCAGCGTTAGTGGTGACGGCAAGAGAGCCGGTGCCACCAGAAATGCCTACAACGGGCACATAACCACGCTGCTGGAAGTAACGGTAACCAGGGGTAGCCAGCACCGAAGTGGGGCCTGCGTTGGAACCAGTATCAGTACCAGCGGCATTAGGGTCGATATTGCGATACCAACCGTTGAGAGCATTATTCCAGTTACCTGGATAAATCTTTTTAGCCGTTAAATAAGTCATTTATCTTTCCAGATATGTTTGTTGTTATCAGATGTTGCCGTCATCTTGGATGAAGCTGAACGCGGTCGTGATGAAATCGGTGTTAAGGATTTCGAAACCAGCGTAAAGTTGCCAAATCAGAATGATGAAGCGGCTGAAGTCGTCGTTGTTGTTGATCAGCACCTGAGCATTCGGGCCGCCGATACCAACGCCAACAGCTTGAGGACCGAAGAAGTAACCTTGGGCCACTTCACGAGAAGCATAAGTACCACCAGTGCCATCGAAGGAAGCACTGATGCTCTTGCTTGGGAAGTTGGTCGACTCGAAGAACTTCACGCCTTCGAACTGAACGCCAGTAGGCATTACAGGTTCACCAGCCAGGAAGTAACCTTGACCAGCCTGGGGACCCATGTAGAAGCTGGCGTTGTTAGGCATCATGGGATTACCCATGTACATGCCTTGACCAGGGTTACCAGCGTAACGTGCAATCTCACGGAAGTCAGGATCACGACGCAGGTGCATCATGAAGACGGGATCGCAAATGCAACGATACAGACCATCAGAGAAGGTCGGCACGTTACGCTTACGCAGGTCCTTAACAACGTTCAGCAGGTCGGTACGAACCTGGAATTGCTGAACATCAGCAGTGTACTCAGTGGCGGTGTAAGCAATACGACCAGAAGAATCTTTGGTCTTGCCACCAGCAAAGTAGTAACCACCTTGCGAAGTAGAGGCGGCACCATTGGCTTCAGCTTTGGCGAGTTCATCAAGGAACACGCGGTCACGCCAACGGCGATAGTCGTCGAGCAGCGTCAAGCTACCGATCGACTGGTGGAACATATTCAGGTTCCCGCTGTCCAAAAGCAGGCGCTGCGCAGTGATCAGCGTCTCACGCGCAATCTTGAAAGTGCTAGGCTGAGTCGGATCACCCGGATCTGCAGGGCCGGTGTACTCTTTGAGTACCACCAACACCTTTTCCTTTGTGATGTTGCGGCTGTTGGCAGTACCGATAGTCTGGTCGGACACACGCTCACGGCTGTCCTTGGTACCAGGGGTACCCCAGAACTTATAGCGGTCTAACTGAACGGTTTGACCAGGCTGCCGAGTAAAGTCATGAACGACCACAGGCTCGACTGCCATTTCTGCGATGTACGCAGGATGGGGACGGTAAAGTTCCGCACCCAAGATTTTTGGAAAGTCATTATCAATAAACACTTTGTTTCATCCTCCGTGTGATCGTCTAGGAAGTGTTTGTTATCGGGTAAAAGATTCAGACATTTCCATGTCTTATCTATTAGAAATTTTAGCAGTTAGTAACTTATTAGTTACATATACTGCAAAGTAGGTGTGGCCGTACGTGCCATCAAGGTATTACTGGAGCCATAACGCTCTGGATCCTCACCTTGAACGACGTTCATAACACCACCACCAATCGTGCCACCAAGTGCACCTGCACCAAGAACACCAATTCCAGTACCAAGTGCAAACTCAGCTTTAGGACTAGTAGAACCAGCCTTAACAAGTCTGCTCATGTAACCTGGCCCAAGAGTTGCCCCTACTCCTGCACCTAAAGCACCGGCGCCTAACGCTTCCGCAATTAGACGACCGGGACTTTTTTCTTGTGCTTGGCCGGTAACAACGTTTCCAAGGGTGGCAAGACCTGCAGCAGCGGCACCTGCACCGAGAGTGGACAATGTAGGGTCCATTGCTGCATTCATTAATGCCGCTTTACCCTTTGCAAGTAACGGATTGAATTTACCGGCCAGTTTCATTGCCTCACTCCATCACAAACAATTTGTTTGCAACGACTTGAGGTTGAGCTTGATTCAGTAAACGCCAAGCATTTGTGGGGTCCACATCCATTTGGCTCTTAAAGCTGCCCCAGAAATTTTCAGGACGTTGAGGAGCAGATGCAGAAGGAGGTGCTGGCATGTACGGATTAATAGCTCCCACTGGTGCGGTGCGGTAACCAGGAGTCTCAAGTTCAGACTCACTTTCGTACACAGGACACGGACCTTCAGGACCAAAGAACTGCAGTGTGTAATCGCTGAGAACGTCGGGGTTCGTCAGGATCTCGTTATAAGCAAGATTCTCTTGGTGCTCGTTAACTGCAAAGTTTGCATATTGAGTCAGCAGTTGATTTGCCTGTTCGTTCTCAACACGCTCGTTAACTGCAAAACTTGCATAATCAGTTAACAGACCTTGTGCTTGTTGGCCCCATGCAACAGCACTATCCAGCATGCCCTCAAGATTAAGTGCATATTGGTTAAGGATCGCAGGTGCTTCCCAGCCGTAATTATTGATTACGAACCGGCTTTCGTTGCTTAGATCTAGACGATCCGCCACTGCTTGGCTCAGCTCCTGACTTACGGCCGGAGACGAGGGAATCGAAGAAGTTTGGGAATAATTGGGCGAGTATGTCTGGTTGGCTTGCCAGGTCTGCGGAGCCGATTGATACGTACTTTGGCCGTTCGTTTGTCCGTAATTGGCCGGACTGTAGGTCGTCGGTACTGACGGTTGACCCTGGAACGGGGATTGAACTGGGCTGCTCAGAAGGCCCACCACCTTGTTGAATGCCGACTCCCATGGATTGCCCGTCGTCTCCGATGGGGATTGGGGGGCGTACTGAGACGGGTTTGATTGGTAATTGGGGGCCGCCTGTGGTACTGCTTGGGGGTAGCTCGTACCCACCTGATACGGCACTGGTTGTCCCACTGGAGCTGTCGGTGCTGCTTGGTAGCTCGGCACCACGTAGCTGCTTGGAGCCACCGCTGCCGGAACTTGGCTCGTCTGTGGGATCGATTGGACGGTAGCGTCCTGCATAGCTCATCTCCTTTTGTAAAGCTTCTAAAGTTCGATACAGATATGGCGTTAAATCCAATCTTGGATCCGCAGCCATCGGAAGATCCGGTGCTTGCGGGTGAGGAGTCTGCATCATGCCCCCCACTAGTTTAGAAAATGCAGCGTATGCACCCTGCAATTCGTTCACCATCCTGAACGGAAAGCCGGATAGCATCTCCGCTCTTTCCTCATCTGTTTTAGATGGGAAAAGATATTTCAGTGCTTCAATGCTATCAACCCCTAACTCTTGAAGGTTTCTTACAACAATTGAGTTGTTAAGAATATCTTGCGTCGAGTCCTCGTAAACAGGGCCTAGCCAACGCCATAGAACTGTTATGTCTCCGTCTGGAATTAACCCCACCACATTAGGCGGAATCATCTGTGTTTCAATGCATGCCATCATGATTTGTTTGAGCTTTTGCTCATACATTTGCATGGCTTGCTTGTACATCTCCTGTTGTTCAGGAGGTGCGCTAGGTTCGAGTGCAATTGGCTTTTCGAGTTTTGCAGCTTGAGCTAGGGTTGTTTTAAAGATCTGTTCTTCTTGGTAAATAATTAATTCAAAACACCGACAAATACCATGTTCATAAATAGCATTTGCTTTTTTCTTGGTTGTTGCAGCAACACGACCGAACAGTGATTTGTATTCAGTTGCGGTGACGCCAGCAGAAATAGAAAGCTCGTCAACACCACCAAGTGCCGTACGAATCTCTTCTCGATACTGTCGACCAAATGCGTTTTGGTCTCCCGTGATTGCGTCGGGAACAATGTAACCAACACGATCGTTTGGCTCCAGGTTCGCAATAACGCGTGGCACTCTGATCTGAGCTTCCATGCCACGACTGACGGGATCAGCCTTGAACATGGATGCACTCATAGGTGATTGGCTAGCAAACCCTGAGTTAGCGGCAATCGAAGGACGCTGGATCGCCATGTCACCACCGGACTCCATCAGGTCGGTTTTGGGACGTGATGACAACAGCGTTGGGTTGCCAAAGAACGTGATGTTCTTACGCATCGTACGCATCAATTCATCGTGCGTACAAATGGCATTGGCTAGTGCATCAAAGTCACCATGTCCTTCTGCAGAGAAGCCCTGAGGATTGTTGGTGATTTCAACACATGGAATGAAGTTGAGTGTATTCGGGAACTTCTTGGTATCACCCGTTAAGGTGTACGTAGGCATGTCAAAGTTAAGTTCAGATTCAGAATGAGTCTCTTCAATTGAATCTGCTTTAATTGACAAACGAATGTATCTCTTTGCTCCAGGGCTGTAAGCGTTGTTAACGCCGGGGGTATTGGTAAGACTCTTCATCTGGATGTCACCAAAGCCATTCATGGCTTTGCGCACCTTATAGCTGTAGATGATTACAACTTCGTCCAGTTCGCCATCAACGTTGTAATAGGAACGATATTCGTGTTTACGGAAATAATACAGACGGTAATTGTTTTTAGTAGGACGGATGTAAAAAAGTCCTTGGCCATCACAGATGAAATACTCCCAAATGGAATCAAGTCTCGTATCAAGCTTGTTGTATTTGCAAACACGATCAAGGAAGTCTTTACGTTGTGAACCGAAGTTATCTTGGGATGGGAAGAATTCAACTCCTTGGCGAATACCAAAGAGTTTCATCTGTGCAATATGGGACGCGACAATGCCTGTGTCAACGACAACGCCACTATCTCGATCAAGATAAGCGTTGACAATTTCTTGAAGTCTGGCTTTAGCGTCCGCCATTATTTACTTTGGTTATTGAGTAATACTAGCAGGTTTTAAGAAACCGTCATATTCGAAAAACCTGCGGGTAAAGTGCCGCGATAAAACGTTGCGTTTGCTGCGTTTGCACCGTTGGGTAGATAGCTCATCGCCGCACCATTCCCTGGGGCACTTGGGTCATAACGCCCACCCATCTGCGCCATAGCGCCGTAAAGATTGCTGGAACCAAACGGACTACCTGCCATTGGAAGCTGAGGGAATCCTGGGGCTCCTGGCATTGGCTGCGGTTGCCCTGGGCCATAGACGTCATCAATGTTCTTGCGATTCTCACCGGGAAGAATAGGCTTGTCTTTATTCTTTGCACCCGGAATTTGAAAACGAGGATCAAACGGACTTGCGGCCATTGCTCCTGAATTGCCTAAACCTGTGCCGTAAAAACCACCGGGCTGCGTGAAATAATTTTGCACTCTAAATACTTCCGCTATTGGAACTATTCTACTCTTCTATAACTTCGTAGCCAGCGGCATCATTGACTTTGGTGATGATAATGCCAGTGCCACGTACATCCCAATTAAGGACGTCGCCTTCTTGCCAGCCAAGCTCTTCGACTACTTCGTCGGGAAACGTGATGTACTGGTCTCCGTTCTCATCCTCTTGGACTTCGAGAATGTAACTCATTTTGATTCGAGCAATTTCTCCATTAGCTTATCAAGCTTATTGTTGATTTGATTGAAGTTGTCGTGCATTTGCTGGATTTCTCTTAGGAAGTCTACCTTAAGAACGTAATCTAAAGGCATGCGTTTTAAGTCGTCTTCCAAAACGTCAATCCTTCGTTTCTGCGAGCCGATGTAATTGAAAGCTTGTTGGATTTGGTCGTTTTGTCTTCCAAGGATTTTACCTGCAACCCAACTGCCACCGGTAATAGCGGATACAACGGCCGTTAAACCGATAGCAATGTATTCAGGCCCCACGACCAAATTCGCTTTTTTCTAATTCTAAGGTTCAGTAATCGACGTGGAGTTTTCCTTTGCGCATTAATCCGTTAATCATCCAGACTAAAGCATCAACGCAGTCATCATGACTGCTGACACCAAAGTTTGTCAGCTCTTCAAACATCGCGGTGAAGTTGCGGTAGCGATTGAAGATCAGTTTGCGATCCTCAAACAAACCCATACAGCCACGGAAGCGTGCCAATTTATCGGCGCGGAATCCTTTGACGGGATGCCAATTCAAGTTGTAAAGGCTTTCATTGGTTAAACACACGCGTTTAAAATCGGCCTCCAAAGAAGCCTGGTATTGTACCGCTTCTGAATAAATGTCGCACGTTGAATATGTTGGGTAGTAATTGCCATTCTCATCTTGTCCAAGGATATTCCAATCATTGAGGAGTTCTTTGAGAGCATCAAGTTTCTCAAGGTTTCCCATAACACGTAATCGACGATAGTCGATGACATGAATGCGATCTCCAATGCGACCACCCAATACCATGACGGTGTAGTCATTCTTCTCTTTGGTGCCCGCAGATAAGTCAACACCTACAGCAAGACAATCAAATTCAGTTGCAATCTCCGCTTTAACAATCAGTTCTGGTGCCAGAGATAATTCATTCTGCCTGACGACTTGATTCATGTACTGGAACGAGAAGGCAATTGGTGCTTGTCGTTTCTTTTCTTTTAAGTAGTCAAGTGACCACATGTCTGGCCAATATGAAACCTCTTCTCCCGTTTTAGGATCAGTAAGGATGGCAGATAACACAATCTGAAGCCAGTTGTTTTGTGTGTTAAATGTCGTTGCATGGATGTCATCATGTCTGAAGCGAGTACCAAGGCAGATAGCCCTGGCTCCTTCAAACATGGTGGGTGCAATCACAGCATTCCAGTTATCCTGCATCTGTTTACGAATGTCAGGGTTGGAGATGTCTGCGGCAGATTTAATGGCGTCATCAATGATCACCAGGTGTGAACGCTTGGAGGTCACCGAGCCTTTGAGACCTGCGGCACAGAGTGTAAATTGTTCCTCACCCGTGGTATCAATGCCAGCAAACTTGTGATCGATTGACCAGTACTCATTACTGGTTACGTTCTTGAGAAGACGTACGGTTGGAAAGACTTCTTGGTACCGCTTGCTTTCAATGATGCGTTTAATGGTCGCCGACTTAGAACGTGCAATGTCAACCGTATAGGAGAGATAAAGAATTTGTAGTGGCTTCTTGGCTTGTGTATGAAGACCAATAGCCCATGCCGTGAACAAACCTAAGATTGTGGACTTAGCAGATCCACGTGGTGCCAGAAGATCAACATTGGGTCCTGCAATTTTTAAAAGACACGCACTATCTTCGCCTGTAACAAAATGACGATGCCATTCTTTATGATGCTGTGCAGGAGGTTTATCGGCTACGTAATCACAAAAGTATCCAAAGTCTTCTCTTGCTTTCTTTAGAGACTCAAGATTACGTGGTACACGAATTTGTTGCCTACGTGCAGCAGCTTGCGCGTTACGTCGATATGCAAGATGTTGATATGCAGGCACAATAAGTAATCAGCTAGTAACTGAATACTACTTCATTCGTTGACGTTTTTGTTTTTCCTCTTCTGTGCTTGGTACTGGCGTGCCTTTTCCAAAGCTGCTTGGTGCTTGTCTTTGTCCGACATTGGGCTGTTGTCCTGGTTGCGTGCTTCCCGTTCTTTGAGGTGCGCCAGGATTTGGGGAAGCTGTTGGCGGTTGGTTTCCATTCTGTTCATTACGTGTTTCTGCAACAGCGCTCAATACTCTTGCGCCTTCGGCTGCAGGACTTTTAGCTTCACCACCAATGGGTGCTCCTTGTAATTCACGACGTCCACCAAACCGATTTCGATTCTCCTGCAATCTTTGCACAGCAGCACCAAGGCTACCAGCAAGCATTGCGTCGTTCCCTTGGTCGGTAGTTGGTTGTGGTGAATTCATCATATGTGTATTTTAACTTAACTGTCTTCGTACTGCATTTTGGCCCAAATACTCATGGACGCTTCTTCCAAGGGGATTTCAATTGGGTCATCTTTGAAGATAATTTGTAATTCACGTAGAGCACGATCTGCACCAGCCATTAGCAATCCTTTGCGATCACGGCTAGATGTGAATAGTTCAATCTGCGCAATAGTGCCACGTAATTCTTTTTGCATGCCAGCAATACGTGCCACGCCAGCATCACGTTTGACAACACCGTTATCAACGTCTTCTCGTAACTTACGGATATCTTCCTGCATCTCCTCAATTTCATAGAGGAGTTTCTTGCGATGATCCGGCTTTTTGTAATGGGATTTAACCCATAAATCACACGCAGAAATACTACCTCCATAGCCAAGGAATCTGGCATAGAGATAGCATTCAATCACCGAGAAAGTTTCCTCGGCAAAACTACAAAACGCATCTTGATCTGAAGACGTTAAGTTGTCGACCCATTGGTCAAACAACTCAATATCGATAGCCTCGTTGCGCCTGGTTGTAGTCTCTGGCTTCTTCTGTATCTTTGAATTGCTGGCCTTGCTCTGCGGAAGTGCGTTGTTCAGACGCACCTTTGCCGATGGTTTCGCGTTCTTGGGTTCCAGCATCTTCTAATTTTTTCTTGGAAAAACTATAAGCCACTTCAGCGGCCTGTCGATATTTGTCAATATCAAACGGGTCGTCCTCAGTTGTTTTATTAACTTGGCCGGGAGGCAACGTTGTCATGGCTTATAACTGCCTCAAGATTAGAAATTAGACATCATGCTAGCGAGACCCTGTTGGAAAATGTCACGACGACCTTCAACAGACTTCTGACGTTGCTGGCGACCTTTAGATGCTTCAAGGCGGTTAAGAAGAGCCTCAAAATTATTAAGGTCAAAATTAGTGGCGGTATCAGTACCGGTATTTGTAAGAGCGTTCATTTTACTCTTTCTTTAATAAAGGTTTAAAATCAGAAGTTGGACATCATGCTGGCAAGACCTTGTTGGAAGATGTCACGACGACCTTCAACAGACTTCTGACGCTGTTGGCGACCTTTAGATGCTTCGAGACGCTGAAGGAGTTGTTCGAAGTTGTTAAGGTCAAAATTAGTAGCAGAATCGCTACCGGTATCAGTGAGAGCGTTAGTCATTTGTTATTAACCAATTGTAGGTCTCTAAGTATTATAAACAGACTTAACCAAAGGCAATACCAAGTAAGTTGTACATCTTCTGATTAGCATCCATCCTGGCGATGTCTTTATCCGCTTCCGTACGAAGGCCCATGGTTTTGTAATCCCACTCGCCTTTCTTCTCTACGTTCTTAAGTGAGTAGCTACCTTCAATATCGGCCACGTCTTTCAAGCCAGCGTTAATGATCTCCTGAAGCCTAGCTTTTTTATCCCCTTCGATTGTGGCAACTGCAGTGCGCCAGCGCTCTTCGGAATCTGTGGCATACTTGGTTCCTTCAAGAGTACGGTCGTAGCCGTAATTGGATGCATCTCTTTGAATCTTTGCAATTTCTTCGGCAGATTTTGCGCGAATACGATCGCTTTCTAATCCAAAACCTCCTTGAAGATCAGCCTTTTCAAGTTCTGTTTTAGAAATTTGTTCCCAGGCAAATAAGCCGCCTCCGTTTGCCTCATCGTTATTAGTAACGCCCCCTGCTTCCGCTTCTCCAGTTCCACTTGTTACTTGGTTCAGCGTGTCTTTATTTGTTTGATAGTATTGCTTACCGCTGTCAGCTAACTTGATGCCTTTGTCTTCAAGTTTATCTTTTAGATCCGCCAAGGATCTACCACTACCCGTTGCAATAGCTTCAAGCTCTTTGGCGCCAGCTTTATTGCCTTTTACTTCGTATTTAACACCACCAACCATAATTGTTGTGGTGTTTGATTTATTGTTAGCTTTTGGTTTGTCCTCTTCTTTTTGATTTTGTTTAGTTGACGGAACAATAGGCTGAAGAATAGGTTTAACAATAGGTTGGATTGTAGGTTTATTTTGCGCAGGCTTATTAGGCTTGTTGTCCTCCTTCTTGGGTTGGATATTAGGTTTGTTATCAGCAGGCTTATTAGGCTTGTTATCCTCCTTCTTAGGTTGGATATTAGGTTTGTTTTCAGCAGGCTTGTTAGGCTTGCTCTCCTCTTTCTTAGGTTGGATGTTGGGTTTATTTTTTGACATGAGTTATCTCCTATGCGCTAGGTAAGTACTTGCTTTGGAATGTACTTGTTGCAGCATTCCCATATCTACCTGTTAGTTTACCAGTACTGTCTCTTTCAGGTGTACCAAAAATATCAGCAAGTAGCTGTTGGTTCGGCGTCATTACTTTGCCGCTGGCAATCATGTCAGCCTTGAGTAAGTTCTCAAAAGCTGCACCGCTTCGAATATTTTCTGCTCTAGCTCGATCAGCAAAACGATCGTAGTCTTCAGGACTGTATCCAATGCCCTGTTGCCGATATAAATTACTAGCAATATCTTGGAAGTTATCTCGGTAGTAATCAATAGGTTTGTTATAGCTTTTTGCTAAACGCTTTTGAATAAACTCAGGATTACTAAATGCACCTTCTTGGGCTTCAAGATAAGCTTCGAATGCACCACGATCACCTGCATCTCTTAAACTCTGTGCTTCACGCAGGATCCTACGTTTTTTAAGAGGAGTAGCACGTACTTGATCAAGGGCGTAATCTTGAAGCTCTTCTTCCCTTGGTGTCAAGCCGTATTCAAGAGGCTCACCGCCGCCGCCAAATAACCCGCCAAGGCCACCAAGTAGGCCACCTGCAGCCGCACCCCAGGGGCCAAGCGACATGCCTGCTAACGCACCACTAGAGGCACCACTTAACCCACCCTGCCAAGACATAATGAACTACGCTCTCTTTCTTATTATTTTAAAGTGTTAACACTTAGGCGAGGAAACCGGCAAGCTGTCCGTACTGACCAATTGACGCAGGTGTGAGTCCACGTGCTCTGTATTCTTGTCGAAGATTTGGATCATTGGCACGAAGCTTGGCAATAGTGCGAGGAACTCTAAGTCGATTTGTAATATCTAAATTGTTTTCATATAAAGCAGATCCCCAGTCGGCATCCCGTTTGTCTGCCATGAAGTCAAGATAATCTTGACCTGCCTGTGTTCCTTGTGCATTGCCAAGTTGATTAAGGAGTGTATTGGCAATGCCACCAACAGCTTGCATGCCACCCCAAGAACCTAATCCACCTGCGCCAGGTGCGCTGCCAAACGCGGCTTGTCCTGCTGCGGACCCATCAATACTGGGGAATGAACCAAATGTACCCGCTGGTATATCAGCATTAAAAGCTGGAAGATTAAGTTGATCGGGTTTTGGGAAAGAATATTTTCCAGCTAGATCAAAATTACCAAACGTACCGGCTGGAATATTGGTGTGCCAATAAGACATTTTATTTTTCCTTAGACGTTAAAATTAATTCTACTGCTAAAGGGTTTGGAAGCCGTATTGCTATTTTGCATGGCTTGAATAACTGGATTAATAAAGTCAAACTTACGCGCCATTGCTTCACCATATCGGTCAGGCATCTTCAGTACATTGGCAAAGATGTGACCCTTCATCGCACGTTCAGATGCTTTATCAGCCAGTTGATTCATAGGATCAACATAGGCTTGTGCTTGTAATGCAATAACACGTGGATCATTGGCAAGCATTGTTTGTACTTGTTGATCCTTGATTAATTTAGAAAATACAGAGGTTGGATCTTTAGGATCAAACGAGTCACCTCCACCGTACTGCGTTTGGTACTCCTTAACAATATCTGCATAGCTACCAGCAAGATTTGGATTGCCTGTTGCTTCTCCTGAAGTAGAACGCCAATCACCATAAGGCTGGTTCATGAAACCACCTTGGCCTCCTCCACCAAATAACCCACCAAAAAATCCTGCCATTGTTCGTACCTATCAGAAACTAATATTGGGGGCTTGAAGGACTGCGTTGGCGTATGGTGCAGCAGTCATCATTTGACGCAAGTTGGCACCAGCATTGGCCTGTGCTCCAAGAGCAAGCTTGCCTGTTGTTGCCATGCTACCGAGCATCGCAAAGTTTGCTCCCATGCTGTTCATAATTTGCTGCTGGCGCACAACATCATTATTGCGTTGTTGCTCCAACATCGGGAACATCGCCTGCATGTGAGTGCGTTCTTGTTCCAAAGCATGGGCCAACATGTCTTTAGCGCCAGAGTTAGCTGCATTCATCAATGCAACATTGCCTTCAAGGCCTACTTTCTGGAGTTGTTCAATGCGACCTAATTGAGTAGACAGTGCATTAGGATCGCCTTCACCGGTTTCCCGTTGACGTTGTTTTTGTACTGTCTTACCAACTAACTCTTGCGCACCGATGCCAAGTAATGGAGCTGCTAACTGAAGAGCGGCGCCTTTGCCACCACCTAAAGCACGTCCTGCCGCACGTGTTAAATAAGTAGCACCTAAGCCTGCTCCTGCTCCTGCTGCAACTGCTTGTGCGGATTGCCCTTCAGTGTAATCTTGGAAGGCACCAAGTGCAGGTGCTAAGTAACCTAAACGGCCAAGATTACGAGTTACAGCTTCTTTGTTAAGTTCACCACCAAACAAATTACCTAAACTATTTAATGCACCGCCGCGTGCATTGGGATTCGATGGGTCGTTAGGAGGATTGTTCCCGCCACCACCTCCTCCTCCACCGGGAGGATTAGGGGGATTGCTCCCGCCGCTACCACGGGCACCCATCGCCGGAATAGAACTTTGTCCACCACCACGGCGAGTTTGCTCTGCCAACTCTACTTGAGTGCCTGTAATAGGACGCCTTACATCACCAGTCTCGTTACCACGGGCACCCATCGCCGGAATAGAACTTTGTCCACCACCGCGACCACCCGACTGTGTAATGCGTGTGTCTTCAGTTGTACCAGTAATACGTGGATCATTCGGAGTATCACCGGTAATCAGGATATTGTTTGCAGTCGTATTAGGAGCACCACCTTGAAATAACCCAGCAATGCCTTGGCCTGCTGCGCCAAGAGCTGCCATCACTTGGGCAATTGCATCTGAAGCAAAATTTTGAGCTTCCTGTTGATTGAAACGAGAAGCGTTGCCACGACGTGAATAATTCTCGTTGTAGTCTCCGCCACTACCTGTTATTAATGCCATGTTTACGACTATCTGTTATCAGCTAATTCTATCACTGCATTTCTTCTGAATATTCAGTGACTGTTGGTAACTTAGGACGATTAGCTTGTGCAATAGCGGCGTTAACTGCCGCGCCTACTGCAGCGCCAGCAAGTGCACCTGTTGCTCCACCGATCAAACCACGGCGTGTTAATCCGCTGCGCACCGTTTCAGTTGTATGTGAACGATAGCCTTTACCTGGTACTTGTTTAGACGGTGTGTTGCGAATACCTGCAGCTAAACCAGCAAGACCACCAAGAGCAGTCGTCGCGGTTGCAATGTTAACTGGATAGCCAAGCATACGAGCTTCTGGAATTCCTTCCAAGTTTTCAGGAGTTACTTTTAAGAGTCCCATGAAGCCGCTATCTTGGTAGTAATTCTGCATGAAGTTTGCATAACGTTCTGGCGTCAAGCTTGGGATTTCTGCTTTTGCAGTTTCATATTTTAAAGGCGCGCCTTGACGACCAAGGAAGAAACGATCGAATAATTCTTGGACTGGTTGTTCTGTTTCTCTGCGGTCATCTGCACCTTCAGGTGAATACGTTTGTGCGTACCCAGTGGCACGGAAGGCTTGGCCTGGGTTAAGAATATTAAAAGCACCACTCATGATTGTGGTTGGGATCGCCACACTTGCAGCCATCAACCCGGTTTTTGTTTTACCTAAATCGCGGTACGCATCTTTACCAACCACCGCTTTCATTGTGTTTTCAATACCAGTATCCAATATTGCTAATGGGTGGTTGTAACGCCAATACACACCCCTTGTACCGTCATTAGTTAAATCAGTCGCTAAGCGTGTACCAAAAGCTCCAATGGCTTGGATGGGTGTTTCTTTTAAGCTAACACCTTGAGCACGCAAAGCTTTGTGATATTTACCAGCAACATTTAATACGCTTGGATAAACTTCTTCCGCAATACGTGTAGCTTTTTCGCTCTTGCGTGCACCTTCTTTTAATGCTTGAGAAGTATTTGATAGTAGTTGCTGAAACCGATTTGGATTAGACACCGGCTATGCTCCCCATCATTTGTTGAATGTCGCCTAAGTTGGCGTTAACTCTTGTGTTAAACATCTCATCACGCATTGACTGACTGTTGGGCAAGCCATACGATTGGAACATAGTGCCAGGTGCATAACGACCTGCTAAATCATTTGCATGGTTAATGATCTCACGTTGTTTATTTTGTTGGAGGATTGTAAGAATTTGTTCGTCAGATAACTGGGCTAACTCCTCGCCCGTCATCTTAGTTAAATCAATATTGTTTGGATCAATATTCTGTTGTGTTCGTTGTGTCTGTTGTTGTGCGTCTTGTCCGGTTGATTGGAAACCATTAAATAAAGACGGACGACCAAGGGCTGCGCTAACTAAATTACCTGCACCAATAGCGCCCACAACATTGGCTGGAGTCTCCCACCCACTGCCTTGATATTGTTTAGTTACTTCGCCGGTTTTTAAATCTTTGATTTCTACATTTCTACCGGGTTTAAGTGCACGTACTCCAGCTACTGCACCCGCTGATCCCAATACGTCAGCAGCACCATAAAGCAAAGCCGCTGGCAATGAATCACCCGTCGCTAAACTAAGACCCGCACTAATACCTCCGCTTGCCAAGCCTGGGCGAAGCGCCTCGAGCAATCCTTGGAATAGCTTTCCCTTGGCCATTGGAATATAGTTTTCTTTTATTATAAAGCGTTAGGCCTTGGACTCTTTTTCATCTTTGTCTTCTTTCTTGTTCGCAAGAAGTTGTGCAACTGATTTGTTATCATCTACTTCGTTCTTTGCTTTGGCTTCTGCTTGTGCCATCAGTCGTCCTTTGGGATCAGGATTTGCAAATGATGGCATTGGGTTCTCACTACGTTCCTCTACCGTAGGACTCAACGCATACATTTCTTTCCACATCGGATTGTAATCTGGTTGATCTTCTGGAGTTTGTTTAGTATTAGGACGACCGGTATCAAAGTTATAGTCGCGTTGGCGATTAAAAGGTTTACCGATACCAGCGAACACTTCATTAGGGATTACACGACCTTCTTCGTCTTGTTTAAATTCAATAAACCCAAGACCTGGGTTTAATCGCTGCTTTCGTGCTGAGATATTTTTCCTGATGTCAGTTTCGGTAAAACGACCAGGAGAGAACGGTGTCTCAAAACTATCTGCAGGAATAGTAAAGAGATCTGCGTAGCTTAGATTTTTCTTTTTCTCAAAGATATCTTTTGTAAAGTCAATGTAACGCTGGGGTTCATTCTTGGAAAAGTAGTCACTCCCATGCCCAGCAAGGCGTGAATCTCGTGCCATTAATCTTCCTCAGCTTTACGATACTTTTTCTTTTTCAATGATACTAAAGTCTTTCGCAAGTTTGCTTGTTTAACGGTGGACTTATCGTAATCCTCTGGATTGGCAAGTACGTTTTCTTGTAACTGCGCAGTGGTAATTCCTTTTTTAGCTGCTTTCTTGGTGAACGCACCCTTTTTAATTTCAGCCTTGTCAATCCAGTTTTTGTCTTTTTTCTTTTTATCAGCCATGATTAAACTCCTTCAGATAATTGCCGTAAAAGTGCTAAGATCAGTATCCCATAAGCCCCAGACGTGGTTGATTGGGATTTAAACGATTCCGCAGATTGATTTGTTTGATAGTCAAATTAGTAATAGGTCCGGCAACATTTTCCCTTTCAGGCTCAGGGAAAAAGCCTGGTTGATAAACTTCTGCGTTTAAACGATTTGGACCAACATTCCTAAACTGCGGTTCAGCACGTACTGGGCCTTGCATTTGAGGTGTTGGTTGACCTGCCGATAAAGCCAGTGGCAACTGATATTCTTCGGTTGCCAGGATATTAGGCTGAATGACTACAGGAGAACTTGCAGGCATTGCACGCTCTCGTTGCATTCTGGCCATGTAATTTGCAAGGTTAGTTGCGTAGACATCTGCTTCGGTAGTACGTGCACGTGCAATAGGCGGAACAACGTTAGAAGGGAAAGCAAGCTGTGTCGGTTCCAAGTTGCGTACGGTTGGTTCCGGTGTTGGTGCTACTGGACGATTAGATAACAGAGTTGATGGTCCAGAAGTACGTGCGGAAGAAGGTAGCTGTTTATTGGCTCTACGTGCTAATTCATTTAATGCTACTCCGGTCATAGCATCGGCAACATCTCGTGGATATTTGGCATACACACCTTGAACAGCACGGCTCATATCAATTGCATCTCGTGCTTGTTGTGTCGGTTCTTGTGTGTACTTATAGGCTTGTGGATCTTCGTACGAACTTGGATAAGTAAAGAATTTAGTAACAGGATTACCTTGTTCATCAACTTCAACTTTACGTACACGATGCACAGGTAAAGCGGATTCGGTAGCAGTTGGTGGACGGTTAGCTGCTTCTGTATACTCGCCTTGTTTGGACATTGCAGCAGTACCATACTCGGCAAGTTCAGGCCCATAGATACCAATAGATGCCCTGGTATCTAATCCGGCAACACCACCGCGTCCACGTACGTTTACATCCGCACCCATCCGCTTACCTGCCAGTTTCTGAACATTTGTTTCACCTGTATCAACATTGACATTGGGAAGAAGAATACGTTCACCGGTATCAGGGTCAATGCCAAGATCACCACCAATATTTACAACAGACTTAGCGCGTCCACCAGAGAGAAGACCACCTGGTACAATTTCGAGTTGCTCTTGTGAAATGTAATTACCAACCGGACGTCCACGCTCAATATTAGAAAGCTCACCTTCTTCAACGACCATATTGTCAGGTGCCGTGAGAACAGGGCGAACGACAATACCTTCTTCAACGCCACCCATCAGTTTCTGAGGAACGGCAGCCCTTCGAATGTTACGTGCGGTTGCTTTCTCTGCACCAGCGAGGCGACGCTCACTCATCTCGTAATTACGCAACGTTTCGTTAATACGTGCGTCAAGTTCATCTTGAAGATCTAAAGCAACTTCACGTCCACGACTCGCTGTTAAGTAGGCGTCACGTTCTTGCGGACTAGAGAAAGACCTACGTTGTTCGCCCAGGTCAACAACATCAGCTTGTAAGGCTGCATCACGTGCAACTAAGTTGTCAAGCTCAGTAGCTAAACCAATTTGATTACGTGTTTCTTGTAAACGAATATTACCAAGCCAATCTTTATAGCCTTCAACTTTATTTGCTAAGTTTTGTGCAGTATCTTCCATGTACACACCTTCTTTCAAGGATGATACAGGGAATTGTTCTCCAGCAATCGTAACGGTTCCTTCGTTTAAGTTTTCGAAGAACTGCTCGTTACCTGCTGCGCCAAGTTTAAGTGCGTTACGACGTCTTGTAGCTTTAGGATCTTCTCGCCATGCTTCAGGACCAAACGCCTCGGCTAATTGGGTTTCTAAGCGCCCAGGGGTACCTGCGTCTGCCATCATCTTCTCGCGTCGTTGCTGGAGAAAACGTGCTGCCGAACTTTGTCCTAGGTCTGCACCAGGGGCTGTTTGTAGTTCGATAGTGCCGCCAGGAGCAAGGCCCGTACGTGCAGGGCGTACGCCTCCAAACTTAAAGCGTTCTCCGGTGCGGAGGTCGTAGCCAATACCTTCAGCCTGATCAATGGGCAGACCATCAGGTAATAATTTGGCGACTGTGTTAATTGCTACGTCACTTTCAACACCAGACCATTCGCTGGGATTAGATCCCATCATTGCCTTATAGTCGGCATCAGCTTGTGCATTCAATTGAGCAATTTGGTTTTTATCCAGGTCTTCGTTACGTGAGAGTTGTTGCCACACACGACCTGTTTGTTGTGCAGCACCAGATTCAACTGCGTCTGTTGCTTGGTTCTGTACTGCAGGATTACCACCAAAAGCACGTTGGAATTGTTCAAAGCGTGCTTCTTCTGCTTGCTCCAAAGTAAACCCAGTGCTTGCAAGAACTTGCCTTCCAATCTGTTCGTCTTCTAAAGCGGCTTGACGAATTGATTCTTTTGGATGCGACGAAAGCGGATTCTTGAGATAAAACTCTCTTCCATTATCGTCCATAAGCATAAGTTCATTATCATATGGATTTCCTGTCAATACATAACCTTGATTACCCAAACCCTTGTGGAAGTCAAGGAATTTACCCTGTGGCTGAGCACGGGTTGTTACTTGAACAGGAGCAGGAGATTGCGACTCTAAAACGTTAAGATCCACAGTTGCCATTGGAATGGCTGGTCGATCTGATAATGAAGACGCAAATAAACTTCCTTGTGCAGGTGTTGCAGACAATGGGCGAGATGGTGCCTGCATAATAAATTCACCTGTTTCTTCTGCTAAAGCATTAATAGGCGAACGTAATGCCATCAAAGTTCCTTGTGTGCCAGGGATTTCAAGTTGGTATGTGCCTTTACGATTTTCTGCTGCTTGCAATAAATTTTTAGTTGCTGCTTGACGGCGTGCATCTGCTACCTTCCTTGATACCATCTCTTTAGGATCCGGGCGATAAGGTACGTATTCTTCTTCAAAACCTAAGTCTTTACCAGATGTAAGACGATTGGCAAAATTAGTAGGTGTAGTTGGCGGTACACTCGGAGGAACATTTGAGTATTGCTCCGGTGCATGTGGAGCAACTGGTCTTGGATTCTCAGTTACACCACGATTGCCCGTAACACGAGCAGAACGTGACGGTGGAATATCAACAAGTCCAAAATCACCGGTACGTCGTGCGCCAAGATCAGTCATTTGTACACCACGGGGGCGTTCATTGCGTGCAGCACGTGTTAATGCCTCTGCCGCCGCACCTTTTCCCTTGAGGTTACGTAATGCGTAGTAGCCACCAGCTCCAGTGAGGGCACCTAAGCCAAGAAGGCCGGCCATTCCCAAGAGATTAGGACCTTCATTCCGTGATTCGCCGTAATATTCCGCCATGTGAGTCCTATCGTCTGATATTTCTATGATATCTGTATTTTAAGGTGCAAAATTCAAGAAATAACAACGTACGTTAGACTATATACAAGAAAAGTACCAAGAAATCAATGGATCCGGTAGACAGAATGCAACGTGCCGTAGCAATGCGTGCCATTGCAAGTAAAACGGCGGATTTAGAGAAGGCAGGTGCTGATCCTGTTACGGTAAAAACGTTTTCTTCGGGTGCATTGCGGGAATTAGCGCGGCAAGTACCAGATTCCGATAAGTATAAAAGCGCATTCATGGCGGCAAGCAACTTTAAAAACCAGAATTCCAAAATTCCTAACCCTGATTCCAATTTTTAATTTTTAATTTTTTAGTAAATAACTAAATCTACGTAAAGCCGGGGTAGAATCCCCGGCTATTTTGTCTAAAAACTTGGGCAAACTCCTTGCAGCGTCTACACTTTTTGTTGATAGTGTACGACTTTTCGTAAAAATGGCCCCTATATACCCAAAATAGGGAAAATATTTTTCTGACGGTTCTTACAACACCTGTGGGAATGCGAATGTGCATAGAAAAAAAAGAACGGTGGGTGGGTAGAGAATAAGTTGGAGCGAAGCGGGGGCATGCACGAGTTTTCCACAGGTTTTTCCACAGGCTGCAACACTTTCAGACAGCGTACGAATCCCTGAGATCCCTTCGCGCGCAATGCTTTTCGGCTACACGGCACTGCGGGAGATACAGAACAGTTCATCGAGAAGCTCGAGGTAATTGTCACTGTTTCAACACAAGCAAGACAGAAGAGTTAGCAATAGATCCAAGGGTCATTCGTCAAGCTGGACGTTAAACGCAGCCGTTACTTCTGCGCACGTTAGTCGCAGATCAAGAGGATCAATCATGATCATCTACTTCACCCTGACTACAGATGAAGCCATCTATCAGTTCCAGGTGAACAAGGAGGAGAATCTGGTGCGTGTCACCAAGATGATCCTCAAGGCTCAATGCCCAGGAGAGTGGCATCGCTCCACACTCATGACCGTAGACGCAGGGCGCAAGCTCGTGCGTCAACTACAGAAGACCAGGTGAGTTATAGCTCCCAAGCCAGGTGCAATGCCTGGCTCTGGTCATTGCCACAATCCAGTGGCATCTACTACCTAACACCATGGGTTTCCGTACATCCCTCGGACGTGCATTCTCTGCAGCTACTCAGGCTGCATCACAAGAGTGGCACGAGTCTCAGCTTGATCGTCGCATCACTGGCGACGTCATCCGTTACAACGACCGTCGTATCACTGGCGACTACGCGCCAATCAACCAACGCAACAACTCCCGCGTTACTTATAGCGGGCGCTGATCCGTAAGCGGACAGGGAGGTGCAAGTCCTCCCATCAGCATTGCCACAATCAGTGGCATCTACTCCATACCAACCATGACTCAACAACTAGCTGCCGGCATCATCGCCGTTGCTACAACCATGGGTATTACTACCCAAGTCACCATCCATCTCCTGGATGTAGCTACGGCTAAGCAATGTCGCACTCATGACTGGCCGGCAACACAACACAGCGCACACATGGAATGGTGCGCAACCAACAACTATCCAACCAACTGATCCGTCTAAGCGGGTGACCAGGTGCAAACCCTGGTCCAGTTATTGCCACAATCCCGTGGCATCTATCCCATACCAACATGGCGGACATGCAAATCTTTGCAGTTTACAAAGACAATAGCGACAGGTATATATCTGCTTGGAGAAATTATTCCGACGCATATGCGGCGGCAGGTGAAATACAAGCTATGGATCCAGAAGCAACTTACTCCGTTCACACTATTGAAGAGGAAGAGTTTTCTGATTTCTGGTTCCACAATCTACATTTAACACTAGTCTGATGGTGCAGGAGGGGTTCGATTCCCCTCCCAGGCATTGCCACAATCCCGTGGCATCCACTCAACACAACACTATGTATTACATCATCATTGATGGCGTACAACATGGTTTCTCCCTTCAATGGGAAGAAGCACTGATCGAAGCTGCACAACAAGACCACATGCTTAACTCGCCGGAGTTAAACGACGGCATCCAAGGCACGCATGACGTACAAATCATGTCCTTCCAGGAGATGATGGAGGCCGACGACGTTGTGATGGTCATCTGACCAGGCGTGAGCCGGGGCATCGAATGCCCCATACAACTATTGCCACAATCCCGTGGCATCTACTACACAACACCATGTTGATCTACCAGCCTGAGTTTGACACTCGTCATCGCGTCATCTGGAATGGAGGTGACAGCTCTATGCTTCACTTCCAGAAACTGAAGGACGGCGAATGGAAGTACCTTGATAGCGTGACGTTTATGTCCATGCCTACAGGTACCAAAGAACTTCTCTACGAGATGAGAGAGTATTACAACTTCTCTATGACCATGCTCCAGGACATCATGTATGCGATAGCATTCTGATCCCTGCACTTAACCCTTCCGTTGTGGTATGCATGTACTACGACGGTGGGTTCTCTGCAGGACTCACATCCTGCTCATCAACATCACAGTATTCTTATGTTCAGCTCCACAATCATTGGCTATGTCACCGACCTCAAGGTGCTCAAGTCCAGGGAAGACGATAGTTATTTCCTGGCGGTAAGTATTGCAGTCAACGATCCATTTGGTGGTTCGTGCCGCTTGCGGTTTACGAACAGCAATGGGTTACTTGCTGCATACAACAAGGGCACCTTGGTGACAGGCCATCAGCTCATTCTCACGCAGTGGAATGTACGCATCAGCACAATCAAGACGCACTACCAGAAGGATGGACAACTAGTGACACTCAAGTACCCTGAGATCAAACTCACAGGTGTACGTGCCACTATCGGTGCGGCACCAAGGCCCAAGGCTATTGCTGCACCGTCTCAACCTGAGGAAGAAGACTACCTGGACTTCTGACACACCATCTAAATCCAACTAACAACTCATGTCCAACTCATTCAAAGACTCCTGTGTTGCTCTTGTCATTGGCATTGGTAGTGGCTTACTCCTATCTACTGGAGTACAGAAGCTACTCAACCAACACTACGAAGAACACTGCAACGCAAGACCAAACCACAACCTTATACGTACACAAGGACTCTTAGGAGACACATACTACTGTATCCACAGTAAGTACCTGTAATCTGCACATAACTCTCCCGGTAGTACACATGTATTGCCGGTGAGTTTTCTGCAGGTCACACCTGCACTACACCACACGACACCAAGCTAGTTCCATGAACTACCAAGCTGTTGAACAACTTCTCACGCAGGATGCTCGCCTGCTTGCCAGAAGAGATGCCCCTGTCATTGATCAAGAACTTGAAGAACAGCGTCAAGCTGCTCTCGAGATCTTCTTCCAATGGCAGGATGGCATGCGTGAGTACCAAGACCTTATGCCGTTCTGCGTTGTACTTCAACGTAAGGTAGATCTCAACAGGGATCTGCTTCGTTGGGAACGCAGGCATGAGGACTGACTCCTGATTGGAGGGGCTTCGGCCCTTCCCACCAGGACTCAACATCCTGGATTCCATTCCATTGCATTTAACATGTCACTAACAGTTGGCAAAGAAGAACTTGACTCTGCAATTGCAGTGTTCAAGATAGAGCATTACTACCTGGAGTTCGATGACAACATCGTCTATCTCCATTGGGTAGCGACAACATCCCAAGCTCGTGAGTACATTGATGCATTCCTTGAGTGTCTCGATGTACTAATTGACGAGCGATGGGTAGATACCTACGGTTCGCACGAACAAGGTAACCCTGTTCAGCTACCAGATGAAGACTACATTTGCTGTCGCTATATCCTGGAGACCGTTTGACATGAAGACGATCTATCGCATGCGTAACGGTTTTATCCAGATGGATTCTTATGGTGAGACTCATAAGTCCAACCATCTATTGAAAGCTGTGGTGGCTGCACTCATACTTGCCGCTAGCATTAGCACCATCGCAGCACTAGCCAGTAAGTACACGATGCTTGGCCCACAGGGCATCAACGCATCCAAACCGTACGTCATGGGCTACTAGCTAGCCATACCCTGGGCCTTCCTCCATGAGGATATAAGTCCCAGTCAACCAACCAACTCATCAATCCCCATGCGCAATCGAGTATCTATCGTCAAGGAAGATCGGATCTGGCAACTCAGGTGCCAGGGATATGACTACGACTCAATCGGTAGCATTGTCAACTGCAATCCTCGTTACATGACAATTGTATTGCGTCGAGTGAGGCGTCGTCCTCCGATCGAGAAAGACCCAATCAAACGTGGTCGTCGCAGTAATTTCCTCAGCGATAATCAAGTAGAAGATATTCGTATGCGCAAAGCACAAGGTGAGACTGCACTATCTATTGCCAAGGACTATCACATTGGTGAGTCAGCGATCTGTAAGATTGCTAACAACGTAACCTATAAGGAACCTGCATACGACAGCGGCTATAGATATAACTTTACTAATAGGCTCACTCGTTAATAACACTAGGCATCCACACCATGTGTGGTGTAAGTCCTAGTCAATTCATTACTCAACTCAACTCAAACCATGACGACACAACTAGCCGAGCACATCCAAGTACTTGAAGCTCGCATCAATTGCCTCATCGACAAGCTCCTTGCTAGCTACGCTAAGCGCTATGGAGATGGCGGCATTACCTTTGACATTGTTAAAGGTACCAAGTACTACAAACTTATTCAACGTGACGTCAAGCGTTCAGCTATTGACGGCAAGACTGGTGCATCAGTCCATGCATTTATTGACCGTCAATCTGGCGCTGTCTACAAACCAGCAAGCTGGGCGTCACCAGCTAAGCACGTACGCTACAACCTCATGGACGACGTATCGTTTGCCACCTGCATCCAAGATGCTGATTGGGCTGGCTCATATCTGTACATGAAGTAGTCAACACATGGGCATCCACTATTGAGAATTTTAGCAAGAGTTGTGTAAGTCCCATGCTCAACTGTCCACCTACCTCAACTCAACATGGGCGCACTCATGGAGCAGACTGAAGACAACAAGCGGTATCACCTCATCATCAACGTTGATGAGAAGTATGCCATCGTCAACGCACTAGCCTTCTATCATGCACACCACACTCTGGGTGCACTGATGGATGAGGATGAGCGTGAACAATACATGCTCGCATTCCAAGAAGATGGTCCAACCTTTGTTGATTCCTTAGCAACAAAGGTGGCCAATACCTTCTGATCACTGGGCAGCACCGACGTAAGTACGGTGTGTAAGTCCCAGGCTTTACTGTCTACTTACTTAACTCAAACCATGAGAGACCCTAACTTTATTGACGAGCAACGCAACGCTGACTTGCTTGATGCCATGGCTGACATGGCATATGAACAAGAGCAAGCCATGCGTGAATCAGAGGAATTTGAATGGGACGGCATTGAAGAAATTTCAAGCGCCGAACGAAATGCTTGTGACCATTACAACGAGAGGTACGTAATCAATGACTAAGTACACACTGCGTCAAGCATGGGAGGACGGTGACATCATCGTCATCCTGATCGCAATCATTTCAATCATCATCACGGAGTTTGCATCATGTCTTACATCTCAGCACTCAAGAAGTTCTACCCCAAGTCCTACAAAGCACGCTTCGCAATCAATGCCTACAACGTGCACAAGTACTTCGAGCACAAAGACCCAACGGTCGTCACGGTCCACGAAACCTACCTCAGGTACGGTGGACCCGAAGAAGGAGGTTGGTACTACACCCAAGGGGAACCTCTCGTCAGCCACTGCATCTTCTCCAAGAGGCAAGCGGTCCGGGTCTACGTCAAGTACTTCGAAGAGTACGAGATCGAAGGGCAGCCATCTCTTGGAGATACAACAACTCGATCCAACATCGACATCTGTTTCTCCAACGAACTAGCTAAGGCTTACCCTGAATCCCGTCCGTACTACTGCTGATCAATGCAAGCAACTGCAACACCTGCACTCAGTATCAACCAACGCAATCTCTATGCGTACTACCTAAATCACAAGAAGAAGTATGGGAACACACCATGCTTCGTACCTAAACTTCCATCGCAAAGCTCAAGGCTTGAGCAATATCTCCAGGCCTTGGTGCGACTGGAAGAATACGGATTGATACGTGTAGACAGAAGCAGTGCTAACTACACAGCATGGATCATGCTTGCACCCAAGGAGCAATAAGCTACGTCGTATAACACTAGCGTTATATCATTCGCTATTTGCGAATGGCGAATAGATTATCCCGAGTAATCGAAGTATTGGCATGTATTGGCAATTCTTTGTTGCCAAACAATATTAAGTATTAATACCTACCCATCCCTGGTATGTACCTCTAACTAGTGGGTATGTACCAGGGATATCCTTCATTCCTATCTATATCTAGTACACACGTACCAAAAATATCTCCTCTTATACCAAGGGATAGTACACATGTACATGGGGAAGACGGGGGAAACCGTCAATACCATCTTATTCAACAGTGAATACAGTCTTATCTAACCCTCTATAGGGTTTCATACTCTTCTAGAAAGCTGTATGGATAAGCTGGTATTCATCCCTTAGGTACCAGGTTTAATACACTTTTTTAACAACGTATGAAACCCTATATCTAAGATAATAAGACGGTATTCACCCTTCTATAACACGGTATTCATCCTTTTACCCATCCTCACCCAACCACAGACCTCACCTCAGGTCCAAACCTACGCATCTGATCTAGCATTCTTATCTCTGCTTGTTTGTTTTGCATTGGAATACTTTCATTCCGTATCACAGATGTCAAGAAGTCCATCACCTTTTCAGGTGGTGGCATGGAACCTTGTGCTTTCATGTACTCTTGCTTCCATCCCTCAAGGAATGGACTACCACCAACCGCATACCTACCAGCAATTAACATAAGTACAAACTCAGATCTCATCTAAGTTTAAGCCTGGGCATCCACACATTTAGTGTGGTGTAAGTCCCAGGGCATCTCCACTTACTCACAACAACCATGCTTGTTTCCAAACTGATTGATCAACTACTTAAAGCACAGAACAAATACGGAGACTTTGACATTTGCGTTTGCGATTCTTCCGAAGCAAACAATGTCGAATCGATTACTGACGGAGTTGAGTTTAACTTTCGTTTGTTTAACGAGAAAACTTATGAAGAATTACCTGGAATTAGTTTTGAAGAAGAAGAAGAACAAGATGTTGATCACCAAAGTGCTAAGTACTTTGGTGTAATCTTCCGTGACTACTAATTAATACCTGGGCATCCACATGGTGTAAGTCCCAGAGTTACACCAACCTCACCTTCAACTCAACCATGGAACAAACCAAGAAGTATCCTGAACTCACCTGGACCAAGAACGAGTACCACCAATTGCAGCTAGTACTTGATGCACTCAAAGCCATTTGTGCTCGCGAAGATAAACGTCATCAAATGGACGAGCATCTTGATCCACACATGCGTAACGTTATCGATGAGGTGATCGGAATGCTGGAAGATGAGATCGACTACGATCCAACACCTAACGAATCTGGAGAACCACCCATGACTATGGATGAGATGCACACTGCTGCATGGAAAGAACACCTTGCCATGCATTCATAACACCAGGTAGTACATAAGTACTGGCCGTGTATCAGTATCCCTGATGCACGGCCTTTACCTTGACTGCCCTGGTAGACTGACCTAGTTAATCAACTCAATTCAAATGACATCCTCCAACACTCCTCGCATTCCCGACTCTCTTGACATGCAACGCTTGCAGGCCATGCAGCTTGTAGCGAAGATGAAGGAATCAGCCGAGAGACATGGCATTGGTTTCATTGGGGGCTTCATTGCTCCCAATGGAGAGAAATTTGTAATGACAAATATGGATGACGATGATGCCATGGCACTCATGCCGGAGGATCTCAAGTGACTAAGAAATCTCCCATTAGTTTTGATCGCACCATTCATGGTGTGAACATCACTGAACATGGTATCAAGTCAGTAAGTAAACAGATCAAGCTTGGTCCATTCCAACTGACTGTCAACGCCAGTCCCAATGGCGTCAAAGGATCAGTCAGTATCCCTGGCACAGGCTTGAGCATTCCAAACATTAAGTTAATCTAAAGATCTGGGCATCCTTACGGTGTAAGTCCCACATCCAACTTCCATCTCAACATAACACCATGCCTAAGAAACAAGCACTCAATCCTCACTTCCCTACTGGTCCTAGAACTATTACTCTTGATCTGACTGAAGATCAATGGTGGGCATTGATTAACATGCTCAGAGCACGCACTGATTTCTATAAGAAGTTGCGGTTTGATCTCATTAGATTAAAGGATGATGGCCTTGAGAAACAAATTGATCAGTACACTGAATCCATGGAAGACATTGTATCTATATTGGAATCAGTACAAGAACAAGTAGCACCTTTGTATTACACAAAAGCAAAGCGTGCTGAGTGGCGTAAGCAACGTATTGATACACCTGATTTCCCATAAGTTAATCTAAAGATCTGGGCATCCTTACGGTGTAAGTCCCAGGTCTTGTCCACCAACTCAATTCAATTCAACCATGGCTACCACAAACACAAACCTCAGCTTGTTTGATCGCATCAATGTTGCACGCTGCGCAATGGAGCGTGCCCATAATAATCATTTTGATCGCGATCGTTTTGTTAGCGAGTACACAACTGCAAAGATGTGGACTCGTTACAACTGCTACATCTCAACCACCGTTTCATTCGTGGAGCCTGACTGATGACTGTCCTTGCTATCGAACACACATCATTCACTGACACTCATGTCACAGTTACAGCAGTTGTTGACGACATGCGCCTACTCTATCGGGCGACTCGCTTCGAGCCTGAAGAGTGGGCTCCTGCACTGTGCACAACAACTATTGAGTTGGATCCAGAGGAACCGATTCCTCTTGACGAAGATGGCTTCTGCAGCTATCTTGATCAGCTCGATCCTCACTGGCAACTTGTTGACAACTCTGACTACGATCTAGATTCATGATTGGTTTCTCAATTGAATTCAAACGCTGGTACTTAAAATGAAACACAAACCTATCCCAGAAGAAATTGTTGAATACTTAAAAGTTGATTTAACAATTCCACATGGATTACGTTGGATCAAGCTAGTACCAAACAATAACAGGTGCAAAGTTGGAGATCCAGCTGGATCAAAATGTTCTAATGGTAAATATAATTTACATTACAAACGAATTAAATACTACAATCATCGAATAATTTTTTATCTTCAAAACAATTTAGATCCGGATTATTATCAAGTAGATCATAAGATTCATGATGATAATACAGGAGAACTTCGCTTGGCAACCCATCAGCAAAATCATTTTAATCGTAGATCTTGTATTGGTTCTTCTTCTAAATACAAAGGCGTTTCATGGCATGCAAAAGACAAACGATGGGAAGCACGAATAGGATTTAACAATGAAATTATTTACATTGGTAAATACATAAATGAAGAAGATGCTGCAATAGCTTATAACCATGAGGCTATAAAGCTTTTTGGTGATTATGCTTTTATTAACACATTAGCAGAATGTCAATGATTGGATTTTCCATTGAGTTTAAAAAGTTTTATTTTGTACTGCGTGGTCCCAAGGGTCGAGTGTATCTGGCAACTGGCTTTGCTAAACGCATGCCAGTCATAATACTGACCGGTGATTACATACTGGAGCAGTGCATCGGCACATGGCCTGGTGATGAGACTGACGAAGAACTTCTTGATCAGTTGAAAGACATCCGCTAATTAACCGTCCTGGGCATGACGTTAAACTGCCTATTCTACTTACTCATTTAACCCAATGGAAATCAATTCTCCAACACCTCCTTTAGATCTTGTCAATGATTGGATGACACATTGGTATGACGATAACCAAACAGATGACACGCAACCGCTGTATATTGCAACTAAAGCTTCAATGTGGGGCGCAATCTGGGGTGCTACCAATGCTTTGGAAACAGCCATCCAAGACACGGCACCTGTTCATTGGCGCGTAGCTGGTGGGGCAGAAGATGGCCAACAGGTAGTACGTGTTATTGATTTAATGGAATGGCTTGCACAGTTCCGTAAAGAATACGAAGAAAAGATGTCTTGTAATTAATCAACCGTCCTGGACATGACGCTAAACTGTCCATTCCACTTACCTACACTACACCATGCAATTCGCTCTGCCTTCCAATCTTCAGACTGAACTCTTGGCTTATGATCCAAAGCTCAAGGCTTTGGCTAAGCAAGCCAACAAACCAGAAGCCAAGAAACCGACGTATCCACTTGGCAAGATTCCTTGCTTGATACCAACACACATTGTGCGTGAAGCCGATCAGCAAGATGCAATTGCTCAGATCAATCAGCGTCCAGCACCACAGCGTTATCAAGTCTTTACTACACCTGTAGATGTAGCAACACCACAGGCTAGGCTCAAGGTCATTGCCATCCTGTATCACTACGAACAGGTGTGGTATGCAGCATGGTTACCTTCTAAGCAAGAGAAGGATCAGTATGTGTACGGTCATGCGTATGCATTCAAGAACACATCAGCTACACAGAAGACTGCACCAAATTGGATATGGAATAGCAAAGATGATTGCGTTGTCCACGACATTGGTCGTGGCTCACAACTCTTTGTCTACACCAATACAGCAACCATAGAAGATATCCGCGAAAAAGATTACGATAGCTGGCGTAGTTATCCATGGCGAGCAGGTAACCTTTACTGCCAGAAGGGTTATACAATTCGTGATACTGTTGTTAATGAATTTGATAACAGCCTGCGGGAAAATCTCCCAACATGGGAAGATTCCCGTGGATTGTTTGATCGCATACGCTGCAAGAATATCTTTGATGCAGCAAACATACCGTCAATGATGTCAAAGCATCTTGATGAAACTCAAGGCTTGACTGTTGATAACTTCATTGCTGCTTCACTTGCATTCAAAGAAGAACACGGCTATAGCTCATTAACGTATTCTGTTGTCACAAAGATTCAGCACATTGTTACTAAACCTGCCATCAAGAAACTATTGCAAGCAGAGTTAAACCGTAGCATTGATGCATATAATGATCCCAATAACAAACACCAGCAACCTATTAGGCAAGGCTTTGCAACTTTTGTGCAGATCCTTAACTCAATCGAGTGGATTGATTCCATCTGGCCAGACTGCCCTATTGATTACTATCAGACTTATTTCAAAGAACTTAAGTATCTTCGCTTGACTGAAGTGCGTCTACGCAGTGGGGCTACACAAGAGCCTTGTTTAATCGACTGGTTACGTGAGCACATGCCTATTGCATCACTGTTTACAATCATGCGTAAGTACTTGGACAAACAACTTACTGAATACAATGGTCGCTGGGTTGACAGCGATGTTGGGTACCAGCGTCAACGCTTTGGTGAACTCAACGATACATTCTCCATGATGCTTAAGATCCTTCATGTTGGTAATACATTGGAGCCACCGAAGCGTTGGCGTCTGACCGAGTTCCATGACTACGTACAATCCGAAGCATGGAAGATCCAGAATCCAAAGGAGTCCCTACGTCAAGATCTATTTCCTGAACCCATCAAAGTCACACGTCTTGATAGGGTATGGACATTCTTTCAGCCTGTTGACACACATCAACTATCCATGTGGGGGCAAGCCGTACGCAACTGCGTTGGCTCTGCATCCCACTATGCGGATGACATCAAGAAACGTAAGCACTTCATTGTGTTATGTATGATTGATAACAAGCCCACCTTCACAATTCAATTGGTTGTGGACCAGGGTATGATGTCAGTCAAGCAGATTGCTGGCGTTGGCAATCGCAGTCTTGACTCAATAGAACGCAACGATTACACGGAAGCCTTCCGTGAGGTCTTGCAATTGCGTGAATCTGAGCTAAGCTCTAAGAGCTGAAGCCACAGCAGGGGCATCCTATCCTCGTAAATGGGATGCCTCTTTACCTATGGACTACACCGATGACCAACTACTTGCCATGGCCATGGCCAACATTGGTGAGTACATTACGGACAACTCACCGCAGTACATCTTGATTGAAGAAGATCCTCGCAATGAGGATGACTACGATAGCTGGACTTACGGAATGGAAGTCCTGCCTCAAGATCACACTTGGCAGTCAGATTCAATTGACGTAAGCCCAAGTGAGGCCGACTAGCCCAACGGCAGAGGCAAGCGACTTAAAATCGCTACAGTCCCGGTTCGAATCCGGGGTCGGCTACCAACTCAACACACTACACCAATGGACATCATTCGTTCGATCAAGTGCCTTATTCCTGAGTTCCATGCCTTCAGTGCTGAGGACAGGGGCTATCACGTTGGTGCTACCTGGACTGACGACCAGGGGTTGCGTGACTATCACAACGTTGAACTCAAGTACACACGCAACTCAGAACGTCTAGCGCTCCAAGGCAAGCAGCAGCCTGATGGCAGTTGGCTTTACATTGAACCCAATGGTCGTTGCCATGTCATGTCAGCAGAGCGTGCTGCTCACTTCATGGCCCAGGCACAGGCACAAGCTCAGATCCTGGAACAAATGTTACAGAACATGAACACAGATGGAGGCGATGGAGTGGTAGACACCACTGCGATAACTGTGTAAGATCATCTAGCCAAGGACTACTCAGCCCCTGCGTAAGCGGGGGCCTTCCTTCATGACAAACGATTCTATTGATCTTGACCTTGTTGACCAAACCATTGCACTGATACCAGAGCAAGCCTGGACTCAAGTGAGACAAGCAATTATTACAGCCTTAGTTGATAACATGCCTGGCTTTGCACTTGAGAAGTTGACAGGTACTTATGATGGCTTCGATCGTGCAGAAGAGATTCTGTATGACTACTATCAACTTCCTGCTTTAAAACAAGATCTTATTGTTGATGCATTCAGTATCATGGGTGCATTCAATTGCCTCGAACTACTTAGCTCATTGAATCTTACTGAAGATGAATTGCAGACAATGCAACAGCAGTAACACACGCGTTACTTGTACTGAACATCTGGGACCTGATGTAACCAAACGCTATTGTCGTTGTCTTGATTGTGGTTGCAAGTTCCGTACTGTTGAACGGTACGAAGTTGCTAAACCAATTCCATTAAAAGCCTACAAACCTATTGGTACCAGGAATGGAAACTCTTTCTTGACTGACAATGATGTGTTGATGATTCGTCATCTACATCAGAAAGGATTGAGCAATGGTCAGATAGCAATACGCTATGACACTGCTCGCAGTACAATCTCACGTATTGTCAACTACAAAACTTACACCAACATCAAATGACACAACAACACCCGATCACCCCACTACCGAAGCTATTCCAGAGGTGGTCAGAACAGTTTGAAGCAGGGAGACCACTCTATGCAATGTTTGAAGATATTTACAGAGCAGGAGCAGACGCTGAGCTGGAGGCGTGCTGTGAGTGGTTACAGGATCCTGATCTCAATGTAGACACTTACAAACTCCGCGCCGCACGCCGTCCTCAGCCGCCGAGCCTCAAGGAACAGGCGCTTGCTCTTGTCGAGCAGCACGAAGATGGTTGGCGACCGTCGCCCAAAGATTGGGACACCCTTCGTCGTGCCCTTGAACAACTTCCCGACAACAACTAATTACTACAATGACAACCAAGCGACAATTTGATTACAAGATTGGTGACCGTGTTGCTGAACGTCCCAAACCCCATGGGATCTACACAAACAACCAACAAACAAGAGAACGTATCTCTCAATACAGGAGCCAGCGGTATGGTGAAGTAGTTGGTATCAACTACAAGAACAACTCACGTGGTGCCACCCAAAAGTTCTTGCTTGTTCGTTGGGATCATTTACCTAGCCCAACTGAACATGCCACTGCACGCATCTGTCCTGTGTCAGCGCTAGAACGTCTGACCAAAGAAGTCCTTGTCCCTGGCGAATGACATGACACAAGAACACCCAATCACCCCACCGCCTGAACTGGTGCAGCAGTGGGTAGACGCTTACTTTGGCGGTGGAATCTCCCATGTAGACCTCGCTGCCCAAGCTGCCCAATGGGGCGCGGACCAGGAGCTGGAGGCGTGCTGTGAGTGGATTGACTCCTTTCAAAACAAATTTGTTTATGCCCATGATCTTCGTCTTGTCCGCCGCCCCAAGGCGCCGAGCTTGAAGAAACAGGCACTGGAAGCTTTGACATCTGCACCTGGGCCTGACTATCCCATTGTGATGACAATGCTTAACGCTGATCAACATGCCCTAATCCGCCGCGCCTTAGAGCAACTCGATGACTGAAAACCAAATCCACTTTATACGTGGTTGCTGTACAACAATCCTTGCCTTTGCAGCTACTGGTTTAATCGCTGCAATCTTTTTGTCACCTGATGAACCTAAGAACAACTCTAAGTTTGAAGTCATTGATCAGTACGAAGGTTGTTCAGTAATCCGTTACACTGATCCCACATCTCGCTGGCATTACTTCCTTAAGTGCTCATGAACGTACAACTTGTTTGGGCAACGCCCAATGCAGAGGAAATGATCACGCGCATGGCACGCGTCTCTGCACCAAAGAACCAAGACAACATGGATACCGCACCCAAGTTGTTGCGTTATCTGATTAAACATCAGCACTGGTCACCGTACGAGATGGCCAATCTCTGTGTTGAAATCAACACAACACGTGCAATCTCACCGCAGATCCTTAGGCATCGTTCCTTCTCATTCCAGGAATTCAGTCAACGTTACGCAGATACCAGTGAACTTGGCTCAGCTATTATTCCTCATCTGCGTCGACAAGACTTTAAGAATCGTCAAAACAGTATTGATGATTTGTCTGCTGATGCAATCAGTGGTTATTACCGCCGCATTAGCAAGTTGTATGAAGACGCTGAACATCTCTACCGCGAGATGGTTAGCAGCGGCGTTGCAAAAGAATGTGCCAGGTCCATCCTGCCACTTTCAACACAGACCCGTCTCTTCATGAATGGCACTATCAGATCTTGGATCCATTATCTACAACTGAGGACTCATGAATCAACCCAACTCGAACACAGAGAAATTGCAGAAACAATTAAAGGAATCTTCTGCAAAGAATTCCCAATCATCGGAGAGGCTGTGTTCTCAACAGATCAATGATCTGATTGAGAGGTATAAAGAACCAGAGCAAGCACGCCAGTTCCTTATGGGGGCTGGCATCATTGATGAGAATGGAGACCTCATGCCTCCATATCAAAACACCTCAACCTAATTAACTATTACCACTAATCACCTATGACACGACAACAACTTGTTAATTGTTCCACTGTTACTCAAACAGTATTCGATGCATTCTGGCCACTTGGTATGTATCCAGATGATATGGATACTAGCAATCTTGCTTTAGCCTTGCGAGCTGTTGCGGATCAAGTCGTGCCGGATCAACAAGAGCCAGCAAGCTCGCCGCACATGGGAAGTTTTATCTCTCATGTAAAGTGGAGCCAGTGCCAGACTATTCGCATCCAACTCCTTGCCATTGCTGACGAGCTTGAAGCCCAGTAGTCACCTTTACTAAAAGGTTGCAGCACTTTGCTTCTTCAGTTCTGTGACGGCATGCTTGGACTCCACATCCTTGCGTGCCAGCTTTTTCTTTTTGTCCACCAGGTAAACGATCAGTGCCTTGTTCATTTGATTTGTCCTCCAGTGACGTAAGGAAAGTAGCAGATGTTACGGTAGGTCAGGCAAAGCCATGGACGGTGTGCTAAGTTCCACCATGCCTTGTCTGTCTTAGCCTGCTCCTCTTGGTTGTATTTGCAACCACGATACGTTAACGTCATGGCTTTGGTATCTATTGATACGGAAAGTATATGACGATTGGTGTATATGATGTTGTTTACCAGGTAACACAACCATGATTTCTATTTCAGAAACCTGCAAAGAGTTCAACAAAGCAATGGGTATCAAAGGAAGGTTTTTCCTTTTTGTCCTTGGTTTTGTTGGGTTATTGTTTCCAGGGTGGGTAGCCTACGTTGTTCTCTCTGGTCTTGCTAAATGTACAGAAGATAAAAATATGTATGTACTTTTAAAACAACTTGCAGACTAACAATGTCTTTTCTTTTGGCTCGTGTCACAGATGAATCTGATCTTCCAGATGATTACTACTCATTTGTCCAACAGTTTACATACTGGCAAGGAAGCTACGCTTCTCAACTTGATACGGAATCATTGATGATCTTGCTATGGCAAATGGACAAACGTATTAAAGAGCTTGAGGCAAAGCAAAGTAATCTGCAATGAAAGGATTTAGCTCCACCAAACAACGCACACGTTCATCTAGTTATTGGGTTGCTTCCTACACCAAAGACAATCAGGATGAGCCATTTGGCATACACAAAAAAGTTTTGTCTTACAAACCAGGGCAAGACAAAGAACTCTTGATGATTCGTTATTGTAACTCAATTATGAAGATTAACCAAAACATATGGGAGATCCTGGTCCATCAGGGGCCAGATGATACCCCAGACTCTGGTGACCAAATTGTTTTAAGATTATCAAGAGAAAAGTTCAAGGGCTCTGCTCAAGTAAACTAACTAGCCATTACCACTAATCCTCCATGAACAAAAGACAAATTGAAATGCTCCGCTTCATCGTTAAACAAGAGATTGAAACTGCTGGCATTGATGGCATGGAGCATGGCGCTTGGGGCTGGGCCGAAAAACAGTTAGACAAAAATTGGGAAGAATTCCAGCAATCTTTCACGGATCCCAACGAAATGGAGTACAAATCTTTTGACTCAATTAAAGAACTTTTTGAGGATCTACATGCGGATGAAAAAATCTATCTAAAAAGGCTTCTTTTAAAAGAAAAAAAAGAAAAGGTCAGTGAGGATGAAAACGAGCGCCGTTTCAAAGCCTGCCTTGAAGAAATTCGCAAACTTACCCACGCAGATCTTGTCAATCTAATGGGCAAAGAGTGGTTTGAAGACTATCGCCGCCAGTTCCAATAGTCGCTTCTCCTAATCACCCATGAAATCACTCGACGACTACACAACGCTCGGCGCAATAGTCTTGGTTTTGATTGTCTTTATTGCTCTTGGTATCTGGTGGCTGCCTCAAAAATGGCAGGGCTGCCAGAAACTGTATGACAAAGTGCCTGCCCAGGTTGTTTGTTTCCTGAGCGAGTAAGCACCTTCACTAATACTCCCGAACGGGAAAATGGACCTGAGCACGTCCTAAAACTACTCATCAGTTTTCCTTATCATTCAACTCAACTCAACACCATGAAACTCCTCAAGTTTTCCACAGGTAACGGCAAGCTCAAGAATCGTCTGATCTTCAACATCCCAGCGGGCTATGCATGTCCACACGCTGGTGTCTGTAAGACCATGGCTGATCGTGTCACTGGCAAGATCATGGACCTACCTCAGTTCACTGGCACAGAAGCAGATGAGTATCGTTGCTTTGCTGCTATGGCAGAGACCAGGCCAACCGTACGTGAAGCTCGTTGGCACAACTGGGATCTGCTGCGTGAGACCATGCATATGAATGGGAATCAAGCCATGCTTTTGCGTGATCTGATCGACCTATCACTCTCAATGCAGCCATTGAAGAAGCTGCTTCGGATCCATGAGTCAGGCGATTTCTGGACTGAGAACTACATGCGTGCTTGGATCATGGTCGCACAAGAGCGTCCTAAGCAAACCTTCTACGCATACACCAAGTCGCTTGGAATGTGGCTGAACCTCAAGGACATCATCCCATCTAACTTTTATCTCACTGCGTCGCAAGGTGGAACACTCGACTACCTGATCCCCAAGTACCCTGAAGTGTTCCAGCGCATTGCTCATGTGGTCTACACAGAAGAGGAAGCGCAAGAGCGTGGGCTAGAGATCGATCATGACGACAGCCATTGCCTTGGTGACAAGCCGTTCGCACTCTTGGTTCATGGTTCCCAGAGGGCTGGATCTGATGCCATGAAAGCCTTAACGCAACGGAAGAAAGAAGGTAAGTTTGTAGGTTACGGTAAGTCACAAAGGTAGTTATCACGATAAGACCTGGTACTATATGCCTGGTCTTATCCTGTTCAATGGCTTACATCATTAGTACGTTGGTGGATGGTGTGCCACACGCCATCCATGCCAATAGTTCCGACTCCAAGTTTGAACTGTTAGCTTTGGATTCTGCTAGTTCACTTAGTAGAATTTACTCCCATCCTTACCGGGCTGGTGCTTATCAAGTTCTAAGTTGGATCCTGGACAATGAACCCACACTCTCCTGTTATGAGCTCCAGGTTTCCGATGAAGCCCGGTTCCAAAAATGAATCTTGGTTAGTCTTTGATATTGAA